GCGCGCGAAGAGGTTGCCCTCCTCCACGAGCGCGCGCACGCCCCACTCCCAGCGCTCACAGAACGACGAGAACGCCGACCTCAGATCGTCGTGACCCAGGTCCAGCCCGGACAGGGCCAGGTTCGCGAAACCCCGCCCCTGTCCCGCAGCGCTGTCGACGCCGAGCTCGTTGCTGCTACCGCTCACCGCGGCTCCTCCCCGTTCGCCGACTCCGCGTACGCCGACTCTCCGTATTGCGACTCCCCGTTCGCCGTCCCCGCGTCCACGACCGCCGAGTCCGGCACGATCCCCACGACCGGCGGGAACAGCACCCCGTCGCCCTCGCTCCCCACATCCAGCGCCACCCCGCACGGGACGCCCATCGCCGGGACACCGGCATCCAACAGCCGCGCTCCCAACACCCGCTGATACGCCCACTCCCGCGAACCTTCACCCCTCGCGATCGCGAACCGCGCCAGCGCCGACTCGTCCGAGAAGGCATAGATCCAGCGGACGCCGCCGTAATCACCGACCAACGGGTCTTCGCCGTCGGCGAGAGGGACGAGTACAGGCGTACGCCGGAACTCACCGAGCAGCGCGGCGAATTCGCGACGGGCGCGGGCGATGTCGTCCGCCGTGCCTGGAGGGGGGACCGCAGCGGTCGGCGGGACGGCAGACCCCAACGGGATGGCAGCAGACGGCTGTTCACGACTGTCCTGTGGCGTCTGCCCAGCCGCGTGGTCCGGGTCGGCCATCTCCAGGTAGTCGTACAGCCGGGACCTGGGCATCTCCGGGCCCCCGCCCCCTCCTTCAGCCATGCCCGAGATCATCACATCGGTACATTGCCGAACGCAACGCGGATCACCGGCCATGACGGGAACTGGCCGTCGGGTGGGCTTCAGCTGCCCCATCATCGCCCGACCACCAGCTCGTCGCGGATCCCGCGCGGCCACGGCAGTGCGGCCCACTGCTCGACCGCCGCCTGCTGGTGCTGGGAGGTCGACGGGGTCGGCGAACTCCTGGTCGGCCTCGGGCGCGAGATACACCTGCGCGACGTCCGCGATCAGACGAGACCGCCCTGCATCCAGCTCGCCGACCCGGGGATCGACACGTGCGTTTCGTCCTCAGTCAGTGTCCGTGGCAGCAAGGACCGCGATTGCCTGCCCGCCAGGGCGCAGCGCGGCCACGGCGAGGTCCCAGGCCACTTGGTAGAACCAATCGGACGAGGGATCGGCGATGAACCAGTGTGTCTGTTCGACCAGCGCCGCCGTCTGATTGATCAGGGCGTCAGCGGGGGCGCCGACCAGGCCGCCAAGGGAGCGCCAGGCAGCGAGCCGCCCGTACGCGCCATACAGACCGGTACCGTAGGCCGGGCTGCGCACTGCCGCGGTGAGCAGCACCCGCAGCACCCTGTCCGAGGAGGCCGAGTGCAGCCGGGCCGGCGCCTCCTCCTTCGGCCATGCGGTCAGCGGCAGACGCTCGAAGACGGCCGCGAAGTCGTCCGGCGACACAGGGTCCGCGGACCAGAACTCCTGCGCAGCGACCAATCCGTTGGACTGCTCGCGCCAGTGCCGTACCGCGGCGCCCAGGGCCTCGGTCTCCTCCGCGACAGTGATCTCCACCGGGTCGGCGTCGGCGCTGCGCCGACGCATTTCCGGTGAGACCTGGAGCTCGGGCTGGTCACTGTGGTTCGCCACCGTTGACGGAGGCAAAGCCCACGTCCAGTCCCGCGGCGCATGCGGTGGCCTGCGCAGCCCCCGCTCCGTCGGTAGCAGGTGGAGCGGCAGCACCGCGAGCGGGTGCTCCTCGTTCACGAGCGTTTCCCCGAATGACCGCAGCACGGGGTACTCCGCGACCGGGGCGCCTTCAAGTACCAACTCTTGCAGGAGGCAGGCCTTGAATTCGTGGGACACCGCGGTGCCGGGCTCCTCGCCGTACATCACCGCGGCGATGTCCTCAGCACGGTGGCCCAAGGCCACCATCCGGGCCAGGCGACGCTCAGCCGTGACCTGTGCGGATCCTCCGGGCCGCAGGCTGACCGGCATGCTCATCAGAGCGCGCAGGCTCCGCCGGCCCGGCAAGGTGGCGAGGGCCGTCTGCACGCGGTCGAGCAGGAAGACGTGGGCCGCCCCATCCTCACCCTCGGCAGGGGCCTGCCGGACGACCTCCGCGCCGAGCAGGGCAGCCCACTCGACGTCTCCGGAGGAAACCCGAGCCTGGATCTCTTGGCCAAGTGCGGACGTTGCCGAGAAGTCCACACTGTTCAGTCGTTCCAGCCGGCGGGCGATGTCACTCTGCATGGTGGATGCACCTGGTCTCACTCTGTACAAGTACGGTGACCCGGCCGGCGCCGTGCGGCGCCGGCCGGGTCCATCCTTCCGTGGGGCTACCGGAGAGTCACGCTACGGGGAAGCCACCGGATAGGCGCTGAGAATGAAATTGGTCTGCGGATCGACCGCGATCTGCAAGTACTTCTCTCCCCTGGTCCCGATTTCCTCTCCCATGTAGAACACGAATCTGAACGCGTCGTTGGGATCCCTTATCGCCTTGCTCTGCATGGCCCATGCCTGGTCCACCAGGTCAAGAACCCTGTTGGGGTTGTTTTCCAGGAACACCGTGTGCGTCGCCCTTGAGGGATCGGGCACCATGTGGGCGAGCACATGGTTGATCTTGTGGCCGTACTTCCTGTCAGCGCCATAGATGAGCCCGCCGGGCGACATGAAGTTGCCGCCACCCAAGTCGGCGAAAGTGACCGGGCAGGACGTGTTGTGCACCAGGACCGGCGTGCGGCCGGCCATCACGTAGTAGGTGTGGAGGTCGTTGACGGTGAGGTTGTAGGCGGGGGCGAGTCCCGTCCAGTGGCGGATGCCACTGATCCGCGCCGAGTCGCCCTCGGGGGTGCGGAGGGTGTCCTGCGGGGTGAGGTCGGCCGCGTTCTTCCACTTCTTGTCCTTCTCCGACCAGAAGGGGTGGTGGTCCGTAGCGGAGAGCGACCCGCCGCCGTTGTGCGGATCGAGGGTGATGTCCGTGAACTCGCGGTCGTCGGGGGTATAGATCGTCGCGTCGACCCGGCGCGGGCCGGTGATTCCGCTTTCGGGGTCGGTGGCGAGGACCAGGTCGCCGATGCGTACGTCACGGATGGCCCTCTGTGAACCGTCCGCCATGAGGACCTGCGTGCTGCCCGGGAAGCTGTTGGCCCTGCAGGCGGTGACTTCCTCGTAGCCCTTGACCGATCGCTCGATCTGGGCGAGGGTCCCGGGGTCCAGGTCGAGGATCTTGAGGGCCTGGAACGCGTCGCGGACCCCGACGCCGGTCTTCATGGCGGCGTCCAGAGCCCGGATCCCGTCGAAGACCTTGGTGAACGCCTTACCGGGGATGAAGTTGCTCGCTGCCCAGGCGCAGCCGCTGGCGCTGCCGTGCCAGCAGTCGACGAAGTCCTGGACCAGGACCGCCTTGATGAGCTTGTAGGTGAGGGTCTGCTGGATGAGTTCCAGCTTGGAGAAGTACCGGGTGACGTCCTTCTTCAGACCTGGGATGCGCTTGCTCTCGATGAGCACCGTGTCCGCGGACGGACAGCCGCTGGCGCTGGCCGTCGCGTCCGGGTTGGCGCAGAGGAAGAAGTCGACCACCGCGCTGAAGGTGACCGTGAACGTGGTCGTGCAGCCTTCGAACCCGATCTCGATCACACAGGGGTCGTGCTGTTCGGCGTCGGTGATGTCGATGCTGTCCTCGTCGACGACGTACCACGTACCGCCGACTCCGGTGCCCGCACCGGTCGAGACCTGCTTGTTCGCGGCGTTGCGTGCCGCTTCCTCGGCTGCCTTCTGTGCCTCCTGGGCGTACTTCAGCGCGTCCTTCGCCGCCTGTTCGGCCTCGGTCGCGGCGGCGTCGGCGCGGTCGGCGGCTGCCCGTGCGTCCCTGGCGGACTGCTCGGCCGCGGCTGCGGCGTCGCGGGCGGCCTGGGCGTCGAGGGCGGCCTGGTCGGCGGAGGCGCGGGCGTCCTGGGCGTAGCCTTCGGCGCGGCCCGCGGCCTTGTCGGCGGCGTCGGCGTCGGCGGTGGCCTGGCGGTCGTATTCGACGGTGCGGGCCAGGGAAGCCGAGGCCTTGGAGGCGGCTACGGCGGCGTCGGCCGCGTAGCCGAGGGCCTCCTTGGAGTAGGTGCGGGCGGTGGCCGCGTGTGCGGCGGCGTCGGCCGCGTACTGGTAGGCGATCTTCGCGTCGCCCGCTGCCTGGTCGGCGATGTTCTTGGCCGCCTGTGCCTCGGCTGCCGCGTTCTTCGCGTGCGCGTCGGCGACGGCCTGCTGCTGCTCGGCGATCGACTTCGACGCCTGCCCGGTCAGCACGACCAGGCCGGCGGCCGAGTCGGTGGTGACATAGGGAGAGCCGAGCTGGATCGCGTCGTTGGCCGGCTTGGCGACCTGGGCGGCGGCGTTGCCCGCGTCGACCGCGGCCTGCGCGGTGACATAGGCGAAGCCCGCGGCCTTCACCGACGCGGCCAGGGCCGTGGCGGCCTCCTTGTTCGCCGCGTCCGCCTGGGACTTGGCGTCCTTGGCGAGCTTCTCCGCCTCGTCCGCCAGCTCGACGGCCGTCTTGGCCTCCGAGGAGGCGTGCTGGGACGCCTCGATGGCGTCGGCCACGGCGCTGGTCGCGGTCTTCACCGCCGCGTCCGCCCGCAGTTTCGCGGCCTGGGCGGCGTCCGCGTTCGAGCGGGCCCGCTTGGCGGCCGCCTCGGCGCGGGTGGCCGCGGCGTCCGCCTCGGCTGCTGCCTGGGTAGCCGCGTCCGCGGAGGCCCGGGCCCGGCCGGCGGCGGCCTCGGCGTCGGCCGCGTGCGCGGAGGCCGCGTCCGCTGCCGCCCTGGACTCCTGGGCACTGCTGTCGGACTCATGAGCCTGGGCGAACGCCTCCTTCGCGTCCGCCTTGGCCCGGGCGGCGTCCGCCTTCTGCGCGGCGTCCCACGCGTCGTCCCGCAGATCGCGGGCCTTGTCGCGTGCGCCGACCGCGTCGTTCTTCCGCGCGACCGCGGTCGCTTCGGCGGCCTCCGCCTTCTCCTTGGCGTCCTTCGCGTTCGCCGCCTCGGCCTGCGCGTTCTGCTTGTGCTGGTTGGCCTCGGCCTGCTTGGCGGCGGCGGTGTCCTTCTCCGCCTTGGCCGTCTTCTCCTCCGCCTCGGCCGCGAGCCGCTTGGCGTGCGCGTCGGCGGCAGCCGCCTTCGCGTCCGCTTCCGACTTCAGAGCGACGGCGAGCTTGGCCTCCGCGGTCTCCTTGTCCTTCTGGGCGTTGTCCCGGTGCAGCTTGGCGGCATCGGCAGCGGCCTTCGCCTGCAATTCGGCCGTGTGCGCGGCTTCCTTGCGGAACTCGGCCTTCGACTGCGCGGCCTGCGCGATCGCGCGCTGAGTGATCGCCGCGCTGTCGCCGGCGGAGGCGCGGGTGGCGGCCTCGGCGGTCTCCGCGGCCTTCACCATCGCGGTCAGTGCCGCCACGGATCCCTTGGTGACCTGCGCCTTCTGCTGACCGACCAGAAGACCGCGACCTCGCGGGGCGCCGGCCGCGTCCGCGATCCCGTACGCCGTCTGCTCGGCCGTATCGGACGCGGTGGCCGCCTTCTTGGCGTTCTCCAACTGCGTCCTGATCGTGGCCAGATACTTCGTCGCCGCCGCCTGGGCGTCGGTGACGACCTTCTTCGCCTTGTCGAACTCCGCCTTGTCCGGGTACAGGGGGCTGTCCGTGCCGTTGTGACCGGACGGCTTGATGCGGAACTTCTGCGAACTGGCGTCCTTGCAGTCCCACAGACGCGCGTCCGTGCTCTTGGTGAACGCGCTCAGATCCAGGCACTTGCCCGTGGTCACGCTTTTCAGGGGCGAGGCGGCACGGACGTCGCCCTTCCAGGACTGCCCCGCGGTCTTGTAGCAGTCGTAGATCTGGATCTTCGTGCCGTTCGCCGCCTTGTTCCCGGCGACGTCCAGGCACTTCTGCGAACCGACATTGCGGAGGTGGAGGTCGTCCTCGCCGCCCTCCAGCGTCCACTGCTGCGACGCGCCGTTGTTGCAGGTGTAGATCTGGACCGGCGTGCCGTTGGTCTTGCCGCCGCCCGCGACGTCCAGGCAACTGCCCGCCGCGCCCGGCACCTCGATCGTCACATAGCTGTCGTCGATCCAGCCCAGCCCGCCCGCGGACCAGTAGTCCTGCCACCGGGAGGAGTAGTCCGCGAGCCATGACTGACCCAGGACCTGGCCTAGGGCGAACGTGCCGTCCCGCAGCGCCGTCGTGCCGGTGACGTTGGCAGCGAGGATCTGCTGCCGCTGCGTGGCCTGCGAGGTGATCTCCTGCTGCCACTCGGCGGACGCCTGCGCCACCTCCTTGCCGAGCACCCGGTTCGGGTCGATCGGGGCGTGCCACGCACACGACGCGAAGCGGGCCTTCAGATCCTCGACGGCGACGCGGAACTCAGGGGTGTCCGGGGCCGGTGCGGTGCGAGGGAAGCCGCCCGAGGACAGGAAGATACGGGCGTCATCGGCGAACACCCTGGGAACGAACAGCACATTGGGTTCGATCTTCCCGGAGTTCTTCTTCCACAGCTCCCACGCCTGCTGCTCCTCGGGAGTCCCCCCGGTGGTGTACAGCGGGTCGCCGATCGCGAGCGCGGCGGACTTGGTGGCGTCGTCAGCGGTGGGCGACGGTTCGTAGAACGGGGAGAACAGCTCGTCCGACTTGGAGTACGACTGGTACAGCCACGGAACCAGGCCGGTCTGGTCGTAGATCTCAAACTCTCCGGGCGGTTCGCCAGGGTAGGAGCTCAAGCCCATGACGGTGCTGGCGAACGCGTACTCCTGGTCGTTGACCTTCTTGAGCCACTGGTCGCGGCTGACGCTGTCCGCGCCGTTGGCCTGGTGCAGCGGGGTGGTGGTGTCGTAGAGGTCCCGGTTGACCTTCTGGTGGAGCTGATCGGGCGGCAGCCCGATGGCGTTCTGCGCGAGGGCGAACATGCTGGGTCCGCCCGTGCGCAGGCCATAGGCGGCCACACACTGATCGTCGCGCAGCTGCTCGGCCGCCTCGGTGTCGAAGCCGTCGTACGAGTCGCTCGCCGCGGCCGTGTTCTGTACGGCGTCCCGGCCGAGTAACTCGGGCTGGACGGCGAGGCCACCGAGGACGGCCAGGGCGGCGACGGACGTGACGGCAGAGGTGAACGCGGCGGATGTTCGTGATCCGGGGTTGAACAACCCAGTTCTGAGTCGCAAAGGGGCATCCTTCGTAGCGAGCGAGCGAGGGCAGGCGGGAGTGACCGCCCGAAGGGGGCGGTGGGGTACGCGCGGGTCAGCCCGCCGTCCCGGTGCGGGAAGGGGGCGGCACACAGCAGTGGCCGAGCGGGCTCTCGCAACGAGCCCGTATGGCGGCATGACGAACGTCGATTCCCCGTGACGGCACTGGTCCCCCGGCCGTCGAATGACGTGCGCGCGTCATTGCAGGGCGGGTCAAGGCCCCTCACGAGGACGTGCGGCGCTCACCTTGCTCACCAGTTTGCAGGGCGTGGCAGGTGCCGGCTTCGCCGTCCGGGCCACGGAACGAGGTCTCTTTGCACGGCTCTTCACAGCACAGCTTGTGCAAACGCCGTGCTCAGGCCAGGAGTGAGATGTATGAAACCTGTAAAGAAGAGGTGCAGGCGGCGCAAGTTCTCTGCCAGAAAATGACCGAAACTGGCCTGCTCGGCGACACGTGCGGCCGTGGTGCGTGGGATGCCGGCCGAGAACCCCCGCTTCCTCACGTGTGGCCGCCGGGACAGGACGGGACCTGAGCCCGGAAAGCGAGGCAGCGCCCGACCCGGCCGAAGCCGACTCGGGCGCCGCGTAGCAGGCCGGAGGCGCGCCGACGCATCAGCCGAAGTAGCCCTCCAGGTCGGCGACGACGTCGACCGAGCCGAGCGCGTTGTTGATGCGGATGGAGCCGTCGGCTCCGACTGGAACGACGGCGAGGACCGGTCGGGTCTGACCTGCGGTCAGATTGTCGTTGGACACGTTCGGCAGGCTGCCGTCACCGTAGGCGGTCACGTGGGTGTTGCCGGTCGGAGCGACGCCCGTGAGATTGACCAGCACCGCGGAGGCTCCCATCGGGACCCCGTCGACACCGGCGACCTTCACGGTGAGGGTGCTGCCCGCGCCCAGCGACTTGTCCGGTGCGCCCAGGCCGTCGCGGGTGTCGAGGAAACGGGTGGGCCTGGTCCCCACGAACGGTCCGCCGCCGGACAGGTAGTCGGGATCCGCGTACTTCTGGTGGTCGGTGTAGATCCCTTGAAGGTCGGCGATCAGGTGCACGTGCCCGGCGCTGTTGTAGATGTGGAGGATGCCGGAGTACGCACAGGGGACCGCCAGGTTGGAGACGGTCTGCCCGGCCCGGTAGTTGAGGGTGGAGGTGGTCGGCGGGGTGGTGCCGTCGCAGGCGACGGTGACGTAACCGCTGCTCGTGCCGCCGGTCACTGTCACATTGAGGACGGCGCCGACCGTCTGATCGCCCTGGACGTCCTTCGGCACGCTGACGGTCGTGGTGCTCCCGGGCCCCACCTCGCCCTTGGGCGCGCCGATGCCGTAGCGGGTGTCCAGCACCCGGGTCGGGACCACCGTGACCAGGTTCGACGGATCCGGGTCGTCACTGCTGGGCGTGGTGGTGTAGAAACCCTCGAGGTCGGCGATGAGGTTCACCTCGCCGTGCGCGTTGTAGAGGTCGACGTAGCCGTCGCCGCCCACCCGGACGGTGACCAGGTTCGGGTTGTCCTGTCCGGCCCGGAAGTTGAGGTTCGAGGCGTTCGGGCGGGTGGTGCCGTCCGGGTAGACCGTCACATAGCCGGCAGCGGTGGCGCCCGCGTCGGTGATGTTCAGCGTTACCGCCGTCACCCCGGACGCCGGGATGCCGTCCACGCCGAGGACTTTCAGACGGACCACACCGCCGGGGCCGACGGGCCGCTTGGGCGCGCCCGTTCCGTACCGGGTGTCCAGCAGCCGTTTCGGGCCCCAGTTGACGAAGGCCGCGCCGACCGTGGCCTTGGCGGACGTGGTGACGGCCCGCCCGCCGGAATCGGTGATCCTCTGCGTGACGGTGTACGTGCCGGGGGCCGCGTAGGTGTGCTCGACCGTGCCGCTGAGCCCGGAGGCGGAGACAGCCGACGAGCCGTCGCCGAAAGTGATCTGGTCGCTCGTGATCGCGTAGGGATCGAAGTCGATGTCGTACGAGCAGCTGGTGGTGTCCGGCGCCGAAGGGCCGGTCGCACGGCAGCCGGCCGTCGAGGTGAGGTCCGGCGGCGGATCGACCCGTTCCCAGTGGTCGGCCGCTCCGACCCGCGTGCCGTCTGCCCTGTTCACCACCACCGAGGCCTGGATGCCGGTGCTCGACGTGGCCCGGGTGTAGGTGTGGGTGGCCGAGCCGGTGGTGGAGGTGACGGTCGTACCGTCCGCGAAGTCGAAGGTGTACGTGAGTCCGTCGAGCGAGTCCGACCACGGGTTGCTCAGCTCTGCGACGGCGGTGGTCGGAACGCCGACGTACCCGCCGCCCATGGTGAGCCCGCTCACCGTGAACGGGTCCTGGAACTCCGTGGCGCCCCGGTCGTCGTGGCCGGTGCCGGTGTTTGCGACCAGGGGGTCGTCGACCCGGGGGCGTCCGTCGACGTCCGTGGACAGTTCGCCGGGGGCGTCGGAGTCGGCCGAGTCGATGAGCGGTGAGTGCTCGGCGGGAAGCCCGGCCGCGGGGATCGTCAGATCCGTCTGGTCCAGGTCGTGGGTGCCCTGCCCGGTGCCCGTCCGGAACGCCTGCGCGGTGCCGTAGGCGGTGCCGGCCCAGTCGTAGTCCGTCCCGGCCGACGGCGGGTTGAGCGCGTTGTAGTCCGCGGTGACCTGAGGGGCGGAGGTGGCGTCCACCGCGAGTTCGGCCGGGGTGCTGGAGCAGGCCGTCGTGCCGTAGGGCAGGGCGACGGTGTTCTTCACCGACCCGGAACTGCCGTCGGTCAGACTGATCGCGCCGCAGACCGTCCAGAACGTGTCGCCCGCGAAGTCGATGCCCGTGGTGCCCACGGCCGAGACTCCGCCGCCGTCGAAGGTGTCGCCGGCCAGCGTGATGTTCCGCGCTCCGGCGGCGCTGGTGACGTCCTGCCCGGAGAGCCGGTCGACGGTGAGGCGGGTGAGGGAGATGTCGGAGGAGGACCCGTCGACCGCGATCACTGCGGTGGTGGCGTCGGCGAGGTCGCTCTGCACGAAGGCGGCGCGGTAGCTGATGTGCTGCGAGTCCTCGACGGCCAGGGCGCTCGCCCCGGCGGCCCTGGCACGGATCCCGGTCATGTCGACGTACTGGGCACCGGAGAAGGTGATTCCCGTGGCCGGGCGCGGGCCCGCGACGGTGACGGGCGAGCCGTCGCCGGTCGCCGCGGCGGAGAAGGTGACGGGTGCCTCGGCGGTGCCCGTGGACCTGATGGTCACGGGCGCGTAGGACGTGCTGTTGCCCGCAATGCGCACGGTGTCCCCGGGCCCCGCGGCGTCCACAGCAGGCTGGATCTGGCAGAAGGGCTCCGCCGTCGAACCGGGGCCGGTGTCGCTGCAGCCGGCGGCCTCGTCATCCACGTAGAGCGCCGTACCGACGGCGGTGTCCGCGTGGGCTGCGCCCGACCCGAAGCAGCTGACGAACAGGACCGCCAGAACAGCGGACGCCACCAGCGGTTGTCTTCGTCCCATGAACACGTTCCCCTCCGGGCCGATCAGGGCGTCGGAAGCCGGCGCGCACGGCCTGTGCGATCCAGTCAGGTGTTCGCTGGAACTGTCGGGAGAATAGGTGACGTTCGGGACAGCGATGCCGGTAAATGGGCGCGGGTGCGTCGGCGCCTCGAAAGTTTGCGCTGCGTTTGATCAAAACAGGGGCCACGAAAACCGGCCTGACAACAAACGTTGACGATTCCAGGCTGCGAAGGGCACCGGACGGTCCCGCCCCCGCAGACGTACGAGGCCACCGACGCTGTCCACGGCGCTTACTCGACACTGGACCGGAAAGAGTGCGGCATCTACAACTGGTACCTCGGGGACGGGGCCTGTCCCGCGGGCATGACACGCCTTCAAGCGCTGGAGTACTTCGAAGGCTCCGTCGGACGGATCACGGCCAGCACCAACAACTGTGGCCTGACCGACCCAGTACCCGCCAAGAGTCACTACGCGGGCACGACCACGTATGAAGCGGACATGAGCGCCAACTCGACGTGCACCGCCCGGGACGGCAAGAGCACGTGGGACGCCGACGCATCACTCACGCACGACCCCGAAAACGAAGCAGCGCCCGACCCGACCGAAGTCGACTCAGACGCTGCACAGCAGGTCAGAGGGGGTACCCCCGTCACCCGCACCGTAGGCCCTGTGGGACTCGAACCCACAACCAATGGATTAAAAGTCTGAGGGCCTCTCGGACCGTCCTATTCCGCCCTCTGTCGCCCCGTGTCGGGCCGCTCCGGTCTGTGCTGGTCACGGCGGCATCAGTCCCGACTCCCACCCTCTCACTCTGACGCTTAGTGCCGTCTCGTGTCGCCTACTTCCAAGACGTTCGGGCGAGCAGCGGGCGAGCAGAAAGGCCCCCGACCCGCAGGTCGGAGGCCTTGTTCGTTCCCCTCAACTCTACGCCGAGCCCTCCCCGTTGTCAGTGCCGCCGTCTACCGTGGAAGCCACAACATCAGCGTCTGCTGGCTGCGACGCACCAGGCCCCTGCCCCGGGAGAGCAACATGGGCAGGGGCCTCGTCGCGAGCCCGCCGCGCCCTCGGTACGGCCGCCGCCGCCTTCTCCGCCAGCTCATCCTCGTACTCCTCGAACAACTCCATGTACGTGTCCGAGGTCAAGGTGATCGTCGAGTGGCGCAGCTTCACCTTCGCGTCGTGCAGGTCTCCCCCGCCCGCCTTCACGAGCGCGGCCGCGCCGTGGCGCAGGTCCCGGAGGTTGATGGGCGGCAGGCCGGCCGCGTCCGAGATCCGGCGGAACGCCTTGCTGACAACGTCCGGGTGCAGCCAACTGCCGTCCTCGGTGGTGAACATCTTCCCCGTGTTCGCCCAGTCCGCTGTGTCCTTGCCCTGCTCACGCTCGACAGCAGCGAGCGCGTTCCAGGCCTCCCGCTCCGCGCTCTGCCGCTCCCGATGCTCGAGCAGGACCCGCACGGTGCCCGCGTCGAGCTTCACCACGCCGACCGACCCGTCTGTCTTGGGCGCCGTCTCGATCGGCGTCCACCCGTCCACCACGATCTCGGCGGACACCCGGATCTCCTTCCGGGCCGGCGAGAAGTCGGCCCAGCCCTGCCCAACCGCCTCGCCGCGGCGCAGGCCGTGGTGCGAGATCAGGTGGAAGAGCGCATACAGGCGGTCGTCCTCGGCCTCGTCGAGGAACGCGCCGAGCTGCGCGGGCGTCCACACCATGACCGGGCCTGGCTTCACCCCGGTCTCCCGCCAGCGCGCGACGCGCTCCTCCGTCCACAGCAGGCCCTTGGGGCGGGCGGCCGCGGCGAGCTCGACGTGAGCGGCGGCGTTGAACGTGATGAGCTGCTTCGCGATCGCCTTGTTCAGGGCCATGCGCAGGGTGCGGCGGATCGCCTGCTTCGTCGCCGGGCCCGTGACGCGGCGGAAGGGCGGCATCTCGGCGAGCTTCGCCCGCTCCTCGGCGAGCCGGGCGCGCTCGGGCGCCTTGGGCGCCCCGGGCTTGCCGCGTTTGCAGCGGGCGACCTGCTCGTGCCGGGCCTGGTTCTCGGCACGGATGACGTCGTTGCGGTCGTCGATCGCGTTGAACATGTCCTCGACGTGGCCGACGGTGAGGCGGTCCAGGCGCAGGTGCCCGAGGGCGGGCTTGAGGTGGACGCGGATGTGGCTGTCGTAGCCGTGGTTCGTGGTGGTCCTGGTCGCCTTGGTGGCCATGACCTGGTCGAGCCAGTCGCCGACGGTCGTCTTCCCGTCGAGGGGGACGCCGACGCCGAGCTTGCGGGAGACCTCGGTCGGCTCGGGGATCGGGGCGCGCGTCGCCATGAGGCCGGCGAGGAGGTCGCCGACTCGGCGTTGTCCGTCCTCGTCGTCTCCGGGGAGGTCGAGGATGGCGCGGATGCGGTCGAGGTCGGTCTGTGCGTCCTTGACGCTGGGGTAGCCGGTGCGGCGGAACGTGCGGCGCGCGCCGTCCTCGTCGACGGGGAGTTCTTGGCGGAGCTGGTGGGTGCCGTGGCTGCGCTTGGTCAGCTGCGGGCACTTGTTGCCGAGCCGCTTGCCGTCCGGGCCGCGGCACTCGCAGCGTTTACTGATACCGCCAGCACGGCGAGAAGCGGGCATTACTTCCTCCCCCGTCGTCGTTTGCTGCTTCGAGTGGATTTAGCCGGAGAGGTATTCAGCCTTTCAAGATAGTACTCATCGATCGGCGGTTCAATATATCCCGCTTCCTGCATCTCCTGCAGGATATCCCGCACTACTCCCCTATGCTCCTCGGCCTCATTTTCATACTTTTCCAAATCGGAATTCCACCTTGCGGCTTCACCGTATCGAACAGCGGCTTCATCCAGTTCGCGTTGCATGTCCCGTAGGCGCGTAATAAGCGGTTCATACTCCGGCGCATCGTCATCGAACTCCGCTTCTTCAACCGCGGCCCTTGCTGCGTGGTACTCGGCACGCACCCTGTCATAGTGAACTTCTGCAGCCTTCAAGTTCAGATTTTTCTCAGCAGCAATGTGCTTGATACTTGAGGCGATGTCATACTGTTCTGCCATCATGGCGAGTTCTCCGTAAAGCTCACGGAAGGCAGAAAGCGGGATATCGCCGAAGCTGCGCTTTTCCCGTCCGCGCTCGGCCCCCATGTAGGACTGTCCCGAAATCCACGACGCAGCTGTATAAGGGTCTGTCGACAGCCCTGGCAGAACTTCCATTTCCGGCTCATATCCAGCAGGGCAAATAAGGCTGACGGGTGGGATATCCAACACGTGCGCAAACACGAGGAGCTCGGCAACGCCGACGGATGCGCGCCGCCCGTTCTCGAAATTAGCGATGACTGAGCGCTGGATAGGCATACCCGCCTGTGTACACGCGTCCGCCAGTTGCTGAGCGCTCATACCTCGCTGTTCGCGGTAGCGCCGCAACTCTTGCGCCACCACCGATGCCAGTCGCTCCGGCCACTCTCGCTGTGTCATGGCAGCACAGTACGACAGGACTTGACACGCAGCAAGACATAGGTTCAGGCTGTGACGCGACAGCACACCGGACGTACGAATGAGTCGCAATGACACAATCCAGCATTGAGCGACACGCGATGACACGGGATGAGCTGTTGTCGCTACCCGCCAGCGTCGACATCGTCACCGCTGGTCGCGCCTTCGGCGTCGGCCGTACCACTGCCTACGCCCTGGCCCGCAGCGGGGACTTCCCCTGCCGGGTCATCCGCGCGGGACGCGCGTACCGCGCAATCACCGCCGATCTCCTCCGGGTCCTGCACATCACACCGGAGAACGGCGACGGCGCCGGGGGGGCAACCCCGACGCCGCTTGCCGAGCGCACTACCGCAACCACCTGATCAAGTAGAAGAGAGCACGCTCATGCCCATCGTAAGACTGCCCAAGGCGTCAACGGCGACGTCATCCCCGAGAGACCAGCGCGACGACAACGCCACGTACCTCCCCGACCTCACTCGCGAGTGCGAGCAGCGGGGGCTCGCCCTGCAGCTCACCGACGACCCGGCCGTGGACCTGCCCGAGATCCGGACGATCGACGGGCGCGTCACCTTCCTGGCCCGGGCCGACGAACTGGGGGTGGCCCTCGACGAACTCCGCCACAGCAAAGGCGCCAGCCTCATCGGGCTCGCCGCGGCTCTGCCCAACGTGATCGACGAGGCCCTGCGCAAGACCTGCCCCGGGAAGTACACGCCAGAGCTGGCCACGCAGATCGCCGCCGGCACCATCGCCCGGCTGACCCGGCCGCAGCCGGACGGCCCTCTCACCGCCGAACAGTCCACCTTCACCCTCGACGAGGGACTCGGCGCGCGGAAGACAGCCCCCGTCGAAACCGAACTGCGGGACCTCGACGCCGACCCGGACCCGGACATCGCAGTCACCGTTCCGTGGCTCGCCGCGCAGGTCGTCCTCCATGACGACAAGCCCCAGGCGTATGGCCGCAAGACGAGGGTGTGGCTGCACTACGGCACCACCACGGGAGAGCTGACCGCGACGCAGGCCCGCGAGGCGCTGGAGGCCGTGCGCGGTTTCATAGGCCCGCTGGCGGCAGTGGTGGCCTTGGCTGAGCAGACTGCGGTCGGCGACTTCGAGGGCGACCCGGAGATCGCGCGGCTCGACCGTGAGGCGGAGGACCGCCGGATCGAGGAGCGCACCGACCGGATCATGGCCGCGCTCCGCAAGTCGAAGCCGGAGGCAGCAGCATGACCGTGCACCGCCCCGGCCAGTGGCCCGCCGGACTCGGCCCCCTTCCCCTCGCGGCCGTTGCTGAAGGTGGGAAGCAGCCGCCGCAGGGGCCGCCCCCTGCCGAGGTGCCCGTACCGGAGGTGCGGCTCGTCGCCGTTGTCGACCTCACCGGTCGGTACGACACCAGTACCGAGGTGTTGGACGACCTGCGCGAACAGACAAGGCGGTCCACCGACTGCCACACCGCGATCGTCCGGCTCAGCGAACCTGCACTGCAAAGGGCCTCGAGCTTCCTCGGCCACGCGATCGCCGCGACGTTCTTCCTCGCAGCGCGGCAGATCGAGGTGCACGTCCCGGCCGGCACCCGGTGGGCGTTCGTGGCGAGCGAGGCGCAGCGACACCTTCGCCACTTCGCAGCGGATCACCAGCAGACCATCGCCCGCATCCGAAATCCCGGCTGACCCCGGGGAGCGCTGCGGCCCCGGGCTATCCCCCTGGCCCGGGGCCGCACGCGCACTCACGAACACCACTGGCCCCGCTCGCAGAAAAGAGCACCGTTCGTGAACACCAGCATCACCCTCCCGCAGTTCGGGGAGGACACCGAGCAGGACCATGCGGACATCCAGCCGCCGCCCGTCCGGCTCGGGATGGCCGCCGCCGCAGCCCGCCTGGTCCCCTACCGGGACACCCAGCACGAGGACGCCGAGCCGCACGCGCTGCTCGTCGTCGACTGCCCGTTCTGCGACCACCAGCACATCCACCCCGCCGGCCTCGCCACCACACCGCGCGTCTGCCCCCGCACGTCGCGCTGCGTCGGCCGCCCCACCGGCACGTACTACTTCCCGGAGGTGACCGCGTGACCGACGGGATCGCCTTCAACCGGCTCGCCGATCTCTTGCGCGACAGAGGGGAGCCCACCCGCTATCAAGGCGGGGCGCTCCGCACCCGCGGCATCTGCCACGAAGGCGACTCACCCGACACCGTGGCCATCCGGCGCGGCAACAACGGCGGCGTCGTCGTCCACTGCCACAAGTGCGACGGCAACACCGACTTCCTCGCCACGATCGGCTGGACCGAAGCCGACCTGTTCGATGAGCCTCTGTCGGAACGACCGCGTGATCGGCCCGCAGACGACACCTGGATCCCGTGCCAGGACCGCGGACACAAGCGGGTCGCGCAGTACGTCTACCGCGACGCCAACGGCGCCGTCGTCCACGGCGTCACCCGCTGCGACCACAAGTGCTTCGCCCAGTGGCGGCCCGACGACACCAACCGCTCCGGCCGACGCTGGTCCCTCAACGACAAGCAGGGCAACCGGCTCGTTCCCCTCGTGCCGTACCGGCTTCCCGAGTTGCTCGCCGCGAAGGAAGCCGACCGGGTCATCTGGATCGCCGAGGGCGAGAAGGACGTCCACGCGCTCGTCGACCATGGCCTGGCCGCCACCTGCAACGCGGCCGGCGCCGGGAAGTGGACGGCCGAGCACGCCGCCTACCTCGAAGGGGCGGACGTCACCATCGTCGCCGACCGCGACGAGAAGGGCCGCGAGCACGCCACGGCCATCGTGGACAGCCTCCGCGGCGTGGCCAGCACGGTCTACGTCGTCCAGGCTCGCACCGGGAAGGATGCCCACGACCACTTCGCCGCTGGCCACAAGGACGCCGACTTCCACCAGGTGTGGACGCCCTGTCCCCACCCCGCCGATCGGGGTCAGGGTGAGTGAGCAGCCGAACTGGGCGGAAGACGTCAAGGAACCAGACTGGTCGTCCGGCGTCCACGCCGAGGACAGTCAGGGGTGGGACGAGCCGGTCCCCCTCGCCCCGCCGCCGCCCCTGCCGCTTGACGCTGCCCGGCTCCGCGGCATCGGGGCCATGGCGCAGGCGGTCTCGACCAGCCTCCAGGTGCCCGTCGATCTGCCGGCCTGGCTGGGCATGGCCGTCGCATCCACCGCGATTGGAGGGCGCCGGGCAGTCAGCCCGAAGCCCGACTGGATCGAGCCGGTCACCTTGTACACGATGCCGGTCGCCGCGCCCGGAGAGATGAAGTCGCCCGCCCTCAGTCTGATGGGCAAGCCCATCTACGCCGAGGAGGAGCGGCGCCGAGAGGCTGACAAGGTCGCGGTCGTCCGGGACCGGCGCAACCGGAAGATGGTCGAGGCCACCGTCACCGAGGCCGAGAACCGCGTCATCAAGGCGAAGGACTCCGTCGTCCGCAGCAAGGCGAAGCAAAACCTGGAAGTGGCCTACGCCGAGCTGGAGGAGCTCGGCGACCCCCTCGTGCACACGCAGCTGGTCGCAGACGACACCACTCCTGAGGCCGCCATCGACCTGATCGCCGAGCAGGGCGAACGCCTCGCCGTGCTGTCCACCGAGGGGTCGTTCCTCGGCAACGTCGGCGGCCGGTACAGCAAATCCGCCAACCCCGAAATCGTGCTCAAGGCCTGGAGCCATGAGACACACTCCGTCAACCGGAAGAGCGGACCGCCGGTCCTGCTCAAGCGCCCGAACCTCAGCCTCGGCCTGGCCGTCCAGCCCGGGTTCCTCACCGGTATGGGAGAGACCGGGGACGTCTTCGAGGCCCGCGGCCTGATGGCCCGGTTCATCTTCGCGATGCCGACCAGCCGCGTCGGAGAGCGGACCTACGACAGCGAGCCGATCTCGGCCGAGGTGAGCGCCCACTACAACAACGCCATCGCCCGCATGCTGCAGGCGATCCACGACGACCCCGAGTACCGGGTGATGAGCCTGGACCAGAAGGCACAGGATCTCTTCCGCTCGTTCTGGGAAGCGCTGGAACCACGGCACAAGGCGCACGGCGACCTCGCCGCCGTCGAGGGATGGGCGAAGAAACTGCCCGGGCAGGTCCTGCGGCTCGCCGCTGTGCTCGCGCTGTACGAGGAGCCGACCACGCTGACCGTGAGCGGCGAGGTGATGGACGACGCGATCTCCCTGGTCCCGTACCTGATCCAGCATGCGCGTCTCGTCGCCGACCTGATGTCGGAGGAGCGGCAATCCAAGCTCGGTCCCGCCCGCGCGGTCCTGGAGTGGATGCGCCGCGTCGACCAGCGGGGCCGATTCGCCGCGAAGGACGTGGAGAAGGCCGTTCGGGGTCAGAAGTGGTGCACGGCCATGGAGGACGTGGACGCCGCTCTCAGCGTGCTGGAGCACGCCGGGTGGGTCCGGCGCATCGACCCGCCTCCGCGCGAGGAGGGGGCGCGCGGCCGACCGCCGAAGGCTCGTTTTGTCGCGCACCCGGAGACGTTCAACGCGAAAGGCGGGTGAGTTCTTTCCATTAATTCCATGCCTCAAGGGAGGCCGAGAACGGGCGTTGATTACTTACAGGTCCCCTAAAAAGCTCATTTTGAAAGTAACTATTACTCTCTGTAGTCAACTGTAAGGGTGTTCATGACCAACCAGTGAGCACGACGACCATGCAGCCAAGAACTTCCACACCTGCACGGCATGGAAAAAAGGGAAACAACCCTGAAGGAGCGAACGTGAGCCTGCTGAACCGACTCGAAGCCTGGCAGTCGGCCCCCACCCTCTTGGGCTTCCTCGGCCGGCGCCCCATCGATCCCGCCAAGTGGCGCCACGCCTGCGTTTGGTGCTCGTGGTGTGCCACCTGGCACGCGCACGGCGACGACACGACACGGCCCGGCGATGTCCTGCACCGCGCGAGTCACTGCCACATCCCGAACGGCCCCTACATGGGGCACGGCTACCGGATCGTCGTGACCAGCGTGCCGCTGGCAGACGTCTACCAGCTGCTGAAGCAACCCACAACCGCACAACTCGACGCCATGCACGAGGGGCGCGCCACGGCCGCGATCGATCGACTCCGCGCCCAGACCATCCCACTCCTGGAGGAACACCGATGATCCCCGCAGAACCCGGCGCTTACGTGGCCTACTACCGCCAGGAGAAGGACCCCGGCAACAGCCACTTCACCACCAAGAACGTCGTCGCCTGGGACGACAACGGCGCCGCCCAGGTCCTCGATCCCCGCACCGGCCGACTGGTCGACGCGAGCAGCTACAACAACTTCACCAGGGTGATCGAGGCCGACTCGGCAGCCGTCGTAGGCGCCATTCCCGGGGGCGGTTGGCTCGCCGAGTACCGGGCCGACGACGGCACCACGTTCACCTGGACAGTCGTCGCCTGGAACGTGCGGGCCGACGGCAGCCTCGACCCGATCTGCACGGACGCGGATGGCATCACGGGCGACCCGACAGATGACGACAACTTCGTCCGCCTGTACCTGCCATCCGACGAACCCACGGCATCGGACGAATGACCGGTCGGGCCTGTCCCTATCAGGCCCGACCTCCCTACAGCACACCACGGAAGGAGGTTCTCGTGACTGACCACGACTTCGAACTGCTCGCCCTCGGCGCCTCGGCTGGCATGTACCTCATGCTGCTCGTCCACATCGCCTTCGGGATTCGCGACGACCGTCGCGCCCGGAAGGCCGCGCGCGCCGCGCAGGCTCAGCTCGATGCCGCCCGCGCGAGGGCTGAGGCGTGACCGCATCTTGCGGGCTGTGCGAGCGCGATATCGAGCACGGCTACCTGTGCGAGCGGGACACCCTCGCTCTCGCCGGGCGGCTGGAGCGGCTGCCCGCACTGTTCGCCGAGTTGGCCGCACACCTGGTGCCGCGCCGGTCCGGCCCCGCCGAGTACGTCTCATCGGGCCCGGCCGGCCCGCGGTCCCCGCTGAACGAGGACGTCATCGATCTCCGGCAGGGCGGCATCGTCCTGGTGCTGGAGTCGTGGCGGGCGGACGTGCAGCGGGTGCGCTGGCCGCAGCACGGAGCCCCGCCTACCGAGGGCGGCATGGGCCGCCGGGTTGTGGTCGCGTGCCGGTGGCTGGGGATGGAGCTGGAGTGGATCGCCGCGGAGTACCCGGCCGCCGGTGACCTTGCCCGTGAGGTGCGGGAGATGGAGGGCGCGGCCCTGTCGATCGTTGGTGAGGCGCCGCCCCGGCCGCAGCGGCTGGGGACGTGCGTCGCGGTCGATGGCGAGGGCGTGGTCTGCGGTGCGGTCATCTCCCGTCTGCCGGGGCAGGGGCGGGTGCCGTGCCGGTGGTGCGGCTACGTGTACGAGTCCGAGCGGGACTGGCTGCTGCTGCTGCACCACCAGGTGAAGGAGTCGGCGTGAGTGTCGCAGCCCCCCTTGCATATAACCCCCTCTGTGATAGCCTCGCAGAGGTGGAAACGCCCCCCTGGCGGGACCGGATCCGCGCGGAAGACGAGTTGCTGGAACAGCTCGACGACCAGGCGGAACGAGCCCGCAGACGACGAGCCGAAGCCCTGAAAGAAGGGGCCGCCGAGCTCGGCAGCGTGTACGCGCTGGCGAAACAGCTGGGACTCAGCTGGACCGCCGTCGCAAACGCGATCAAGAAGTACACAACCAAATAGAAGCGGGGCCGGACGACAGCTCCCGGGTGCTGGAACACCCGAGGCGCGCGCGCCGCCCGACCCCACAGCCCACGAACGAGATCGGACCTCGTCATGGACCAGCAGAACCTTAGCGCGCCCGCATGCGTGCAGGTCAGCCCCGCCCGGCGCCTCGTCGCCGCGGGCATCATCCGCCGCAGCCCCGGCCGCACCATCATGGTGCGCGTCACCGAGGCCGGCGTCACCGGAGTCATCGCCAAGACCGGCGGTGCCCGATGACCCACACTGAACTCCCCGAGCCCGTCCGCGACCTGCTCGCGACCGTCCTCGAAGCCATCGACCTCCCGCACCCCGCGGCGGTCGGCGGCACCGAAGCGCACGACCGGCTGCTGAACGACCGCGTCGTGCACGCCCGGATCGCCCTGCGCAGCGTCCTCGAAGACGACTACATCGGCATCGACTGGATTGCCCGCTACCTCCGCGAGCGCCTCGCCAAGCACCCCGTCGCCGGATACGTCACCGTCGACCAGGCCCACGCCGCACTCGACGAGGGCAAGACCTGGCTCGAGGCCGTCACCCTCCCCACCGGGGAGGACCAGTGAGCACCGAGCCCCGCACCGCAGTGGTGAACATCTTCGTCCACAAGCCGCTGGAGATCGACGAACCCGACTGGTGCGCCGGCCACCCCAACCCCCGCGCCGAGTACAAGGTCGACATCAGCCACGACGGGCCCGAGCACGTCATCGCTTCCGGCGGCCGCGAGGTGTTCCGGGCGTTCCTGACGCAGGCCCCGTTCTCCAACGTCGACCGCAACGTCGGCCTGCACGTGGAGGTTGCCGACCTGAGCGGCACCCACACCCCGGACGAGGTGGAGCAGCTGGCCGACGACCTAGTCGAGGCGGCTGCTCGGGTGCGCGCCCTCGGCCGTGAACTCGCCCGAATCCTCGGCGGAGGCGGCCAGTGAAGCGCGACCCGCTGCTGTGGGCCGCCCTGGTCGCGGTTCTCGTCGTCCTCGCATCGGCCGAGTACCGCCTCGCGGTCGCATGCGGCTTCGGCCAGTACGTCGCCGCCGGCGTCCCGGCCGCCCTCGACGTGTACGCGCTCGCCGCGCTGCGGGCCCGCCGGGACGTGTTCACGGTCGTCGTCACTCTGATCGCGGTGAATGCCGCGTCGCACCTCGTCGAGGTCGGGTTGCTGCCCGTGTCGGTGGTGCTGGTCGTCGCGGTCTCGGCGGTCGCCCCGCTCGTGCTGTGGCGCGTCCACCGGCTCTCCGAGGGCCAGACGGAACCGATCGCGGAACCGGCGGAACTGGTGCCGGAACCGAGTTCCGCCCCGGCGGAACCGATCACCATCGAGCGGGCCAGTCGTAGGGATAGCCCCACGACCGAGACTGTCGACGCGCCCCCCGTTGCACCCGTCCTTGGCCCCTGGACACCCCTCGCGGAACTCGCGGGCGGAACCAGCGGAACCGACAGCGGAACCAGCCCTGACGTGCCGCTCTCCCACTGGTTCGCCACGCTCCCCACCGGCTTCGAACCCGCGACGGAACCGGCGCCGGAACCAGTTCCGCCCGCAGTTCCGCCCACCGGAACCGGCGCCGCCGACATCGAGACCGAGGACAGCCAGAACACCACCTTCGAAGCCCGCGTCACCCTCGCGCGCACCTGGCTGGAGACCGAACCGGAACTCACCGGAACCGACGTCGGAACCAGACTCGGCGTCTCCGACGGCTACGGCCGACGCGTCCTCCGTAAGGCCCGCGACGGCTCGTGATCCTCCCCGCGCTCTTCGGGCTGTCCGCCCTGCTCGCCCTCTTCGGGCTGTGCGCGCTCGCGCTCCACGACGTCCCCCGCATCTCCGGGACCGTCGCCTTCATCCTCACCCTCGCCGCGCTCAGCGTGGCCGTCCTCCGCTGAAGGACTCATCCATGAACTACGTCACCTACGGCGGCGTCACCATCGGCCTGTGCCTCCTCGCCCACCAGCTCACCACCTGGTGGCCCGGCCGCAAGACCCTCATGAAAGACCCCATGAAGCAGGCATCCGAGCTGCTGCCGTTCCTCCTCGGCTGGACATACGGCTGCCTCACCACGCTCGGAGTCGGCGGCCTCGTCGGACTCGTGTCCGGCACCGTCCTCGGCCTCTCCAACTGGCTGGGAGACGTGGCCCTGGTGTGGGGCGTCGGAGGCGCCGGCGGCCAGCAGGCGGCCGCCAAGACGTTCGTCCCCCTGTCCGGGCCCGGCCTCGGCATCGTGCTCATCCTCACCGTGGCGTTCCTCGCCGCCGTCAAGAAGTCGAAGTACGGGTCGGAACTGAAGCGCGGCGGCTGGTGCGGCATCTGCCTCGGCACCTCTGCCGGGGTCGCGGGCTTCGCGGCGGTGCCCCTTGCGACAGCCGCGTCCCTGGTCGGCGACCGCGTCTACGGGGCGTTCTGATGGCCGCGAAGAAGCAGCCTGCCGAGGAGCCGGAAGAGCGTTCCGCGGCGGCCGGCGCGTGCGTCCTGGTCGTGATCGGTGGCGCCCTGGTGGCGGTCGCGTTCGCCATCGATGAGGCGGCCGGCGTGCTTCTGGTGGTCGTGTCCGGCGCGGTCGCGCTGTGGCGCTCGGCCCGCCGCGTGTCCGATTCGTCCGCCACTCCCCCACCGGAGGAGGGACGCCCCTCCTGCAGCGAATGTGCTGGTCATGAGCTTGTGAGTGTGACCCCTCTCGCAGGCCAGAAGGGGATGTGGATCTACACGTCTGCGCCGTCCGATCAGCCGAACTACACCCACGTCCACATCGCCGAGAAGGTGAACACGCCATGATCCGACGCTTCCTCATCGCCACCTACGACTACTGCAAGGTCTGCGGCTGGTGGGTCAAGGACTGCGGCCACCCGCAGGGCTGACTGCCGCATCATGAGGGCATGGACACCGCGCACACCCCGCCCGGCTACTACGGCACCCCCGACGTCGCCAGAGCCCTCGGCACCACCCCCGGAGCCGTCCGCAACCTCGTCTACCGAGGCCGCCTCCAACGCGCCGGCGGCACCGAGCGGCACCCCTGGTACGCCGCCGCCGACGTCGCCGCCCTCCTCGCGAAGCGACGCACCCGCGCTGTCGCTTGACCGCAGGTCAGACACTGTGTGACGATCCGCGTGTACAACTGTGCCCTCAACCGGCACCACAGACCCGCGACGAAGCCCCAGCCAATCCCCCCGGCTGGGGCTTCGTCACGCTCTGGATGTTGCATGATGTCCCGTCAGGCACGACATCCCAGGGGGGACCATGCGCATCCGCACAACCGCGGCCGCCACCACTGCACTGCTCGCCGTCACGCTCGTCGGCTGCAGCAGCGACGACAGCAGCGACAGCAAGCCCGAGACGGCTCCAAGCAGCGCGCCCAGCGTCGACTACAGCGCCGCCGAGAAGGCCGCCGGCATCCCGCCCGAGCCCACCGGCGCCAAGCGCGTCGAGTTGCTTCGAGCCCTCGGCGCGGCCAACGCGGACATCGTGAAGTACGAGGACAAGGCCATCGATGCCGCACGGAACCAGTGCAGCGCGATCAACGGGGGCGGCAGCAAGGCCGACTGGGCCGCGTCGCAACGCTTCACGTACAAGGACGTCACGACGACCGAGGCGCAGGGCAAGCAGATCAACGAGGCGCTCAAGGGTCTCGGCTTCTGCAAGGTCTGACCGCACACCGGCCCGGCCGCACCCGTAGGCGGCCGGGCCTCCGCACGCCTGGCGGTGGATGTCGCTTTCGAGGCTCCTCGAAAGCGATCAAGCGCGGGCCTTCGCACGCCAGGGGGTGAGCGTGGCCACCGACCGCAGCGAACTCACCAGCTATGAGTACCGGCAGGTGCGCGCCCGCATCCTCGCCGCGTCGGACGTATGCATCGTCTGCGGCCACGGCGCATCCGACGCCGTCGACCACATCCACCCCGCCAGCAAGGGCGGCGCACGCCTCGACCCCGACAACCTCGCACCCATCCACGGCGTCCACGGCTGCCCCGTCTGCCTGCGCCGCTGCAACTCGGAGAAGAGCAACCGCCCCCTTGCTGAGGTCGTGCAACTCCACACCTCGGTCGACTGGTTCGCAGGCCCATGAGCTGGGCCTTTTTAGAAATCGGACATATCGCAACCCCGCGCCCAGCTTTTATTTTTCTCCCCCCGGCCCGATCACGTCGGAACGATCTTGGAAGGGGGCGCCATGGGCCCCGTCGAGGTGGCCGTGCGAAGCGACGTCGAGCAGCTCGGCGACCTGATCGGCGTCGAGCCGTCCCTGTCCGAGATGGCGTACACCCTGGCCCGTGAGATCGACTCCGGCGGCGGGGAGGACGGCCGGCAGCTCCCCCAGTTGAACCGCGAGCTCCGGCAGACGCTCGCCCAGCTGTTGGAGGGGCGGGCCGCTGACGATGACGACGACCTCGGAGACCTGGCGTCCCCCGACTGAGTTCGCCGAGGACCTCAAGGAGCGGTACGGGCTGGAGTGCCCGCCGCTGTGGGGGACGCCCCGGCATCCGGACCGGCCCTCGCTCGGTCCGAAGCTGTGGAAGGTCATGGAGCGGCTCGGGGCACCGCCGATGCCGTGGCAGAAGTACGTGTCAGATGTCGCCCTGGAGATCGACCCGGTGACGAAGCGGTTCGCGCACCGCGAGGTAGGTCTGTCCGTGTCTCGGCAGCAGGGCAAGACCGAGCTGTGCCTGGCCGCCCAGGTCCACCGCGCGCTCGCGTTCCCTGGGCAGAACATCGTCTACGCCGCCCAGACCCGCAACGACGCGCGCAAGCGCTGGGAAGACGAGTTCTGGGAGAAGATCTCCGGCTCGGCCCTGGCCAGGTACGCGCGCATCCGGAAGACGAACGGCAACGAGGCGATTCTGTGGCCCGGCAAGCGCAGCCGGATGGGCATCACCGCGAACACGGAGCGCGCCGCTCACGGCCCGCCGCTCGACCTCGGGTTCATCGACGAGGCGTTCGCGCACGAGGACGACCGCCTGGAGCAGGCGTTCAGCCCCGCCATGCTTACGCGTCCCATGGCTCAGCTGTGGTGGGCGTCGGCCGGCGGCACGACGAAGAGCGTGTGGCTGAACAAAAAACGGGAGACCGGCCGTGCGCTCATCGAGGCGCTGTGGGAGGCGCTCGCCGAGGACCCCGGCGCCATCCGCCCCACGGCCGCGTATTTCGAGTGGTACGCGCCGGAGGACATGCCGCGCGACGACCCGGCGACCTGGGCGGCCACGCTGCCCGCGCTCGGGCACACGGTCACGGTGGACGTCATCCGGTCCGAGCTGGAGAAGATGGCCAACGACCCCAGCGGCTTTGACCGCGCCTACCTGAACCGCACGCGCAAGCCGACGCCGCCCACCGACCCGAACGTGCCTAAGACGGCATGGCCAGGCCTGGTCGACAAGGCCAGCAAGCCGGTGGCGTCCAGCGTGGCCCTCGCCATCGACGTGTCGCAGGACCGGAAGCGTGCGGCGATCAGCGCGGCCTCGCTGCGTCCGGACGGCACGGTGCACTTGGAGGTCGTGGCGTACCGGCCCGGTACGGACTGGGTAGTGCCCGCGATGGTCAAGCTCCACAGCCTGTGGAAGCCGGTGGCCGTGGCCGTCGCAGCGTCGGGGGCGCCGGCCAGTTCACTGATCGACGACCTGGTGGCCGCGGGTATCGACGTGCCCAAGGACAAGGAGCACCCCGAGCGCGGCGAATTGGCCGTCATGCGCTCCGGCGACGTCATCGAGGCATGCGGTCAGATAGCCGACGCCATGAACCAGGGCACTGTCGTCCATCTCGACCAGGTGCCGCTCACGGCCGCAGTGAACGGCGCACGGACTCGCCGCAACGGCGATGCCTGGACGCTCGACCGCACCAGTTCCCTGACCGAGATCAGCCCGTTCTGCGCCGCGACGTTCGCCCGGTGGGCGCTGCTGATACGCGGGCCTCATGTGATCGACGACTACGACATCGCGGACTCGTTCGCGTGAGGGGAGGTGAACATGGGCGCCTGGTCGAAGGTGCGGAGCGTCTTCAACCGCGATGCGAACATCGTCACCGCCGAGGACCTGTTGAACCTGGCCCGCGAGGGACGCCTCGGCGGGCAGAGCGCGCACGTCACCAACGACACGGCGCTGCGGCATTCCGCAGTGTGGGCGGCGCTGCGGCTGCGCGCCGACCTGGTGTCGATGATGCCGATCGACGTCTACCGCAAGGTGCAGGGCCTGCAGGTGGAGGTGCCCAAACCGCCCGTCCTGGTCACCCCGGGCGGCAGCGAGGTCGGCATCAAGGAGTGGATGTACTCCACGGAGTTCGACCTGGACCGGGCGGGCAACTGCTTCGGGATCATCACCGAACGGTCCGGTGTTATCGGCCCGGACGGGCGGGGCCTGCCCGGGCGCATCGACCTGGTGGAGCTCGGCGCGGTCACAGTCCGCGCCAACGGGTCCCAGATCAAGAAGTTCCGGATCGGGCAGACCGAATACGACCCGTGGGACATCTGGCACGAGAAGCAGTACACCGTCGGCGGGTTTCCCCTCGGTCTGTCGCCGGTGGCGTATGCGGCGTGGACGATCGAGGAGTCCCTGAACGCGCAGCAGTTCGCCAGGGACTGGTTCGCGGCCGGTGTCGTCCCCTCGGGGACGTTGAAGAACACCAACAAGACGATCGACAAGAAGAGCGCCCGGGAGGCCAAGGAAGCGTTTAGGGCGTCCGTATCGAACGGTGACGTGTTCGTGCACGGCGCTGACTGGGAGTACAAGCCGATCCAGGCGGTCGCCCAGCAGGCGCAGTTCATCGAGGCCCGCCAGTACGGGCTCGGCGATATCGCCCGCTTCTTCGGTGTGCCCGGCGACCTGATCGACGCCGCGGTGTCGGGCAGCAGCGTCACCTACGCCAACATCAGCCAGCGCAACCTGCAGTTCCTCATCATGCATCTGGGGCCGGCCGTGGGCCGCCGGGAGGACACGTTCAGCCGGAAGCTCGTCTCTGGCCCGCGCTACGTGAAGCTCGCCACGGACGCCCTGCTGCGGATGGACCCCGAAACCCGGGCCCGCACCGTTGCCAGCCAGATCAACTCGCGCACGCTCGCGCCGTCCGAGGCGCGCGCCTTCGAGGACCGGCCGCCGTTCACCGAGAACCAGCTCGCCGAGTTCGACCGGCTGTTCGGCTCGCGGTCCGTGCCTGCGCAACCCACGACCGCCGTACCGGGAGCCACGCCATGACCACACCCGCGCTCGCCGCCGCCGCGGCCGAACGTGCCCAGAACACCCGCCAGCGGGCCGACCGCCCCTCGCAGCGCCGTTGCGCCGAGCAGGCGGGCGCCCGGGCCACCGTGCGTGCCGCCCTGTCCGGCGTCCAGGTCCGCGAGGCCGGCGACGGCGGGACCCTGGAGTTCCTCGGGCATGCGTCCGTGTACGAGACGGCCTACGAGATGTGGGACATGTTCGGCCCGTACACCGAGATCGTCACCGAGGGGGCGGGCACTGATTCGCTGGCCCGTGCCGACCTCGACGTGCCCCTCGTGCTCGGGCACGACCAGTTGCGCCGGATGGCCCGCACGACGACCGGAACGCTGATCCTCGCCGAGGACGGGACCGGCCTGTCGGTGCGCGCGCCCGCCCTGGACCCGGGCGACTACGACGTGGCGTACATCGCGCCGAAGCTGCGGTCCGGGCTGATCGACGAGATGTCGTTCGCGTTCCGCATCGAGTCGGGCCAGTGGTCCCCGGACTACACCGAGTACCGCATCAACCGGTACGACATCCACCGCGGCGACGTCGCCATCGTCGGCTACGGCGCCAACCCGTACACCGGCGCGAGCATGCGGCAGCCCGCGGCCGCGCCGACCCACAGCAGGGCCCGCGCGCTCCTTGAGCTCGCGATCGCCCGCTGACCCCTGATCTTCCCGCCGTCCGGCGGGAGTTACTGCCCTGCGCTCTGCGCGCACGAGACCACCCGGCGCCAAGGCCTCGGGTGGCCGTCTGACATGGACCGGGGCGTCTGGAATCCACCGACCAAGGAGGACGAGCCGTGACGCTCGCCGAACTGATCGCCCAGGCGCGCACCGCGCTGGACACGGCGATCAGCACCCGCCAGAGGGAGCAGGACGCGCTGGTCGCGCTCCGCTCCGACGACAACCTGACCGAGGAGGCCGTCACCGCGCAGGTCACCGTGCGCGACACCGCCGACGCCGAGGTCACCCGCCGCCAGGCAGCTCTCGACGAGCTGCTCGCCGAGGAGGCCCGCGAGACGGAGATCGCGCAGCTTCAGGCGCGTACTGCGCCGGCCGCCACCCGGGCGCCGGCCTACGATCAGGTCGCCCGCGTCGGGCAGGAGGAGCGCACGTACCGGCCCGACCAGGACCGGCGCGGCCGCCAGTTCGAACGGGACGTCGCCCGCGCGTTCCTCGGCGACTACGCGGCCAACGAACGGCTCGCCCGGCACATGGCCGAGGAGCGCGTCGAGCGCGGCGACCAGATCGAGCAGCGCGCGGCCGGTACGGGTGCGTTCTCCGGCCTGGTGGTGCCGCAGTACCTCACCGACCTGTACGCCCCGGCCGCTGCTGCTCGCCGCCCGTTCGCGGACGCCATCCGGCCGCACGACCTGCCCCCGCAGGGCATGACCGTGAACCTGTCGCGCATCACCACGGCGACGTCCACGGCGCTGCAGGCGTCGGAGAACACCAACGTCTCCGAGACGGACATCGACGACACGCTGATGACCATCAACGTGCAGACCAACGCGGGCCAGCAGACGCTGTCCCGGCAGGCCATCGAGCGTGGCTCCGGCGTCGAGCCGGTCGTCCTCGACGACCTGTTCCGCCGCTACTCGTCGACGCTGGACTCGACGCTGCTGAACCAGGCCACGAACGGTCTGACCAACGTGGCCACCTCCGTCGCGTACACCGACGCCACCCCGACCGTCGTGGAGCTCTACCCGAAGGTTCTGGAGGGACTGGCGGGCGTCGAGGCCGCGCTGCTGGACCAGGCGTCCGGCGAGAACATCGCGGTCATGCACTCCCGTCGCTGGTACTGGCTGCAGAACGCGCTGTCGTCGACTTGGCCGCTCATCAGCCAGCCCGGGATCGCCGCGCAGATGGCAGGCACGAACCTCGGTACGACCTACGGCAGCGGCGTGCGCGGCACGCTGCCCAACGGCACTCCGGTCGTCGTCGACAACAACATCGGCACAACCCTGGGTGCGGGCACCGAGGATGAGATCTACCTCGTGGACCGCAACGAGTGCCACCTGTGGGAAGACCCGAACGCCCCGATGTACATCCGGGCGGAGCAGCCGAAGCTGGCCAGCCTCGGCGTGCTGATGGTCGTGTACGGCTACTTCGCGTACACCCACGCCCGTTACGCCCAGGCCCGGAAGATCGCGGGTACGGGCCTGATCGCGCCGACGTTCTCCGGCGTTTGATCCCTCGCCGTGAGGGCCCGCCTCGACTCCGGCGGGCCCTCACGGTCCACCGCACCCATTGAGCGATAGGCGGTTCGCAATGTCCTGCGACTGGTGCGACGACGGAGACAAGGCAGGCAGCGGCCTGTACGTGTGCTCTTGCCGGACACCCTGCTGGAACCCGGACTGCTCTGCCCGCTCTCGTCCCGCTCCGGAGGCAGCAATGCCCGAACCCAAGACAGAAGACACGATGGTGGCCGCGCTGCTGCGCGAGCGCGAGGGCCTGGTGCAGCGCGGCCTCACGGACCGCGTCGCCCAGGTCGACGAACAACTGCGGCTGCGCGGCGCCGAGCCGCCCGCCGACGACAAGCCCGCGACGGACAAGCCGGCGTCCAGGTCGACGCCGCCCAAGGGCCGCAGGGCGCGGGGCACGGAGACGACCTGACATGGCGACGACCGAGTACGCCACCCGCGATGACCTCAAGGCGCAGATGAGCATTGAGGCGGACGACACCAGCCGGGACGCGCTGCTGGACATGGCTCTGACTGCCGCGTCCCGGGGTATTGACCGGGCGACAGGCCGCCGCTTCTGGCTCGACGACGCCCCGACGGCGCGCACCTACCGACTGCACCAGCGGGTCGTCCGTGAGGAAGACGGGAACGTGCTCCTGGTCGATGACATCGGCGACACCACCAGCATGACGGTCGAGTCCGCATCGACCGGCGGCGGCACGTACACGGCCGTCACCCGCTACGAGACGACCCCCGACAACGCCCTGGCCGATGGGTATCCCGTCACCGGGCTGCTGCGGTCCAACAGCATCTGGGGCACGTCCTTCACCCGCATCCGGGTCACTGCAAAGTTCGGCTGGCCGGCCGTCCCGGACGCCATCGCGTCGGCCTGCCTGATTCAGGCCTCGCGCCTGTACAAGCGCAAGGACAGCCCCGAGGGCATCATCGGCTCCGCCGAGTGGGGCGTGCGCAACCTGTCCCGTCGGGACCCGGACGTGTGGGCGCTGATCGAGCCGTACATCCTCCCCGGATTCGGATAGGAGACGGCATGCAGATCTCGCCCATCCGGGATGCGATCGCTGACGCGGCCCGTGCGGTCGTCCTGCCCGACGGCCTGGCCAAGCTGACGTGCTCTGGCTACGTCCCTGACTCGATCGCCGCGCCGCACTTCTTCGTCGCCGAGTATGAGCAGGACTTCGACAAGGCCATGGGTCGCGGCATGGACGAACTCACCTTCACCTGCCGGGTGCTGGTCAGTCGCGCTGATGACCGGCCCTCTCAGCGCACGCTCGACGCGATGCTGTCCGGCTCCGGGCCGGCCTCGCTCAAGCAGACGATCGAGGTCGCCCGCGGGGCGCCCGGCGAGTACGCGCTGGGCGGCCTGGCGCACGACCTGCACGTGATGCGCGTGCAGGGCTACCGCTGGTACGAGCACCAGGGCGCCACCTACGTAGGCGCCGAGCTGATGATCAAGGTCATCGGAGAGGGGAACGGATGAGGATCCGCATGCTGGTCGACATGCCCGAGGGCGCGGCCCGCAACGGCGAGCCCTGGCCCGCCAAGGGCGAGAGCGCCGACCTGCCCACCGCCGACGCGGCGCACCTGGTCGCCTCCGGCGTCGCCGAGGAAGTCGCCGACCAGGACGGCGCCGAGGCGCCCGTCGAAGAGAAGACCGCCGCGCCGCGCCGCCGCAAGACGACAGACCGCGAGGAGGAGTGACGTGGCCAAGACGATCCTGACCAACGTCAGGTGCTTCGCGGTCGCCACCGACCTGACCGCCGCCTCCAACAAGATCGAGCTATCGACCGAGGTCGAGGACAAGGACAGCACGAACTACGCCAGCCAGGGGTGGAAGGAGACGATGGGCGGCCTCGCCTCCGCCGAGATCTCCGGCGAGGGCCAGTGGGAGGCCCTGGACGCCACCAAGGTCGATGACGCTTCCTGGGCGACGCTCGGCGGTGTCGGTCCCTGGTCCATCAGCGCCAACAACGGCGCGGCCGTGGGCGACCTGGCCTATTTCACCAGCGCGCTGCGCGCCGACTACAAGATCGGCGAATCGGTCGGCGAGATCGCCCCCTGGACGTCCACCGCGAAGAGCAGCTGGCCGCTGGTGCGCGGGCAGTTCGCCCACCCGCCCGGCACGGCCCGTACCGCCACTGGCACGGGTACCGGCCTGAACCTCGGGGCCGTGGCGGCGGGCAAGCGGCTGTACGCCGCCCTGCATGTCCTGTCCGTGGCCGGCACCACGCCGAGCCTGACGGCCCGCGTCGAGTCCAGCGTGGACAACACCTTCGCCGCGCCCACCACCAGGCTGACGTTCGCCGCGGCGACGGCCGCCGGCGGGCAGATCCTGCGCACCGACGGGACGGCGATCACCGACACCTGGTGGCGGATCGCCTGGACGATCTCCGGAACCACGCCCAGTTTCCTGTTCGCCGCGTCCCTCGGCATCCAGTAGCCGAACCCCATCCCGCAGCCCGGCCATGTCGGGCCTGTCGCCATGCCCTGAAAGGGGGACCCGTCATGCCCAAAATGGTCCTGCTCGCCCAGTACCTCAGCATCAACGCGAACGTCCTGAACACCTTCACCAAGAAGGCTGAGCTCACCGTCGAGGTCGAGGACAAGGACGTGACCACGTTCGCGTCGCTCGGCTGGAAGGAAGTCCTCGGCGGCCTCAAGTCCGGTGAACTGGGCTGCGAGTTCCTCCAGGACTTCGCCGCCGCCCAGCTGGACGCCATCATGTGGCCCCTGCTGGGCACGGTGGTGCCGTTCGAAGCGCGTGCCGACCAGGGCGCCGTCAGCACGTCCAACCCGAAGTACACCGGCAGCATCCTCATCAAGGGCTGGAACCCGCTCACTGGTTCGGTCGGCGACGAGGCGACGGTGTCGCTGTCCTTCCCCACGTCGGGGGCCGTGGTGAGGGCCACGGTCTGATGACCGGGGGGCCGCCGTTCTCACTCGGCGTGGACACGCACGAGGGCCTCGCTGCCCTGACGCGTGCGATCCGCGCCGAGGAGGACGGCAAGGCGCTGCGCAAGGAGCTGGCCGCGAACATGCGCGAGGCTCTGAAGCCCGGAGCGGCTGAGGCCAAGAGCAGCATCATGGCGATGTCGTCGGCGGGCCTGCCCACGGCGCCCGCGCTGCGGGCCTCGGTCGCGAAGAAGATCCGGCCTGAGGTGAAGCTCGGCGGCCGCTGGTCGGGCGCCCGGGTGAAGGCCTTCAAGACGAAGAACGTCCGTAACTTCCCCAACGCGCCCAAGAGGCTGAACAGGGCGGGCGGCTGGCGGCACCCCGTGTATGGCAACCGCGAGGTGTGGGTGCAGCAGCGCGGGAAGGTCGACTGGTTCGACCGCAGTTTCGAGGGCCGTGAGTCCCACTACAAGGAGGCCGTCGAGGCGGCCATGGAGAACATGGCCGAGCGCATCGCGTCGCGGGCCGGATGAGAAAGAGAGCACCCGTGTTCCTGGTCTACAGCCCCGAGGGCAGCGAAGAGCCCAAGCGCTGGAAGTACAACCCCCGCAAGGTCATGTCGGCGGAGCGGGAGTGGATCGAGCGGCGCACCGAACGCAACTGGTCCGACTTCACCAAGGAAGTCGTCCAGGGCAGCAGCCTGTGCCGGCGCGCGCTGCTGTACACGTTCCTCAAGCGCGAGCACCCCGGTGTGAAGTGGGACGACGTCGACTTCGCGTGGGACGAGCTGACGCTGGAGTACAGCAAGGGCGAGCTGATCCAGATCCGGGAGTCGGCCGCCGAGGCTGCCTCCGGTGACCAGCGCGAAGCCGTCCTGGCCAAGCTCGACGAGGAGATCGCGGCCGCGTTCGAGGATCCGGACGACGAGGGAAAAGCCCAGCTGCCCGTCGCCGACTGAGCAGGCTCGGCGACGCAGCGCACCTGCTCGGCATGCGGCCGCGTGACTGGGACGCGTGCACCGTCGATGAGACGGACGCCCTGCTGGACTGGCTGGACGCCTACGAGGAAGCCCACCGCAAGGCACAGGACGAAATAGAGCGAGGGCGCTGACCGCCCCGACCCAAGAGGGGGTGGTCAGCGATGAGCGACACGTCGCTGGTGTTCAACCTGGTCGCCCGGGACCACACCGGAGAGGGCCTGTCCCGGGCACGCGAACGGTTCGACACGGCGGCGGCCGGCATCGGCACGGGCGTGGCGGCCGCCCTCGGCGTGGGGGTCGCGTCCGCCATGGACATGTCGGCGGCGAACGCGAAGCTGGCAGCGCAGCTCGGCGTCGGTCCGGCCGAGGCCGCGAAGCTGTCCAAGGTCGCAGCGGACGTCTACGCCAACAACTGGGGCGATTCCACCGAGCAGGTCAACGAGGCCATCAAGGGCGTCTACCAGAACATCGGGGACGTCTCCCAGGCCAAGGGCGGCCTGGAGGGCGTCACGTCCAAGGCGCTTGCCCTGGCGCAGACGTTCGATCAGGAAGTCGGGCCGACCACGGCCGCGGTCGGGCAGATGCTCAAAACCGGGCTGGCGCAGAACGCCAACGAGGCGTTCGACATCCTCACCCGCGGTTTCCAGACCGGCGCGAACAAGGCCGACGACCTGCTGGACACCGTGAACGAGTACGGCACCCAGTGGCGCAAATTCGGACTGGACGGGCAGACCGCCATGGGCCTGCTCTCGCAGGGACTGAAGGGCGGCGCCCGCGATGCTGACCTGGTCGCCGACTCCATCAAAGAGTTCAGCATCCGGGCGATCGACGGCTCGAAGACCACCGCGTCCGGCTTCAAGGCGATCGGCCTGGACGCGGGCACGATGGCCGCGAAGATCGCCAAGGGCGGCGACTCGGCGACCAGCGCCCTCGACCTCACCCTGGATCGGCTTCGCGGCATCAAGGACCCGGTCAAGCAGTCCGCTGCCGCCGTGCAGCTGTTCGGGACCCAGAGCGAGGATCTCGGCGCCGCGTTGTACAGCCTGGACCCGTCCACGGCGGTGGCCGCCCTGGGCAAGGTCGGCGGTGCCGCGGACAAGATGGCCAAGACCGTCAGTGACAGCCCGTCCGCCGCGTTGGAGACCTTCAAGCGGCAGGCCACCGTCAAGCTCGCCGAGGTCGGCGGCACGTTCGTCCAGTTCGCCATGGACAACCAGACGCTGTTCGGGCCGCTGGCCGCGACCCTCGGCGGAGTCGCCGCCGCCATCCTCGCCGTCTCGGTCGCGCAGAAGGTCTACGCGACGTACACCGCGATCGCGTCGGCCGCGCAGACGATCTGGAACGCGGAGATCTGGGCCAGTACGGCGGCTCTGCTCGCCAACCCGATGACGTGGATCGTCCTCGCCATCGTCGCCCTGATCGCCGTCATCGTGATCATCGCTACCAAGACCACATGGTTTCAGACCATCTGGTCGACCGTGTGGGGTGCGATCACGTCCGCCACCTCCGCGGCTGTCGCGCGGGTCGGGGCCGTCCTGGGCTGGTTCGGCAGCCTTCCCGGGAAGTTCGGCCACTGGTTCGGTACGGCCAAGGCCTGGGCCGTCGCCAAGCTGCTGGCGCTGGTCGCCTGGGTGACTGGCATGCCCGGGCGCGTGAGCAGTGCCCTGGCCGGCCTGCTGGGTGTGCTGCGCTCGCGCGCCTCGAATGCCTTCCAGGCGATGCGGAACGCGGCCGTCGCCAAGGCCGTCGCCTTCGTCGGATGGGTGCGCGGCTTCCCGGGCCGCATCGCCGGCGCGGTCGGCTCCCTGAACCAGCTCCTGGTGTCCAAGGGGCATGCGGTCGTTCAGGGCCTGTGGTCCGGTATCCAGTCGATGGGCGGGTGGATCAGGTCCAAGCTGATCGGCTGGGCCAAGAGCATGATCCCCGGACCGATCGCCAAGGCCCTCGGCATCAACAGCCCCTCCAAGGTCACCACGGCGCAGGGCCGTTGGATCGCCCGCGGCCTCATCACCGGTATGACCGGCTCGTCGAAGCAAGTCAGGGCCGCGTCGACGAAGCTCGCGGACATCATCCGTGACGCGATGTCGGCCGGAGCCAGGCGCACCCGGGCACTGTCGAAGATCGGCACCGGGACCAGCCAGCTGGTCACCCTCGCCAACCGCGAAGCCACGCTGGCGACCCGGTTGAAGACGGCCAACAAGAAGCTGTCCGACCTGATCAAGGACAGGGCCAAGCTGGCCGCCGATGTGAAGAAGGGCGTCCTGGACTCCGCGAACGTGACCACCATCGCGGGCGAGGGAGCGGTGGGCGCCGACACCATCCTGACCAGTCTGCAGGACAAGCTGGGTAAGGCCCGCCAGTTCGCCGCCGACCTGGCGCAGCTGCGGAAGAAGGGCGTGCGCGGGGACCTGATCGCGCAGATCGCGCAGGCCGGGGTCGATCAGGGATCCGGGGCGGCGGCCGCGCTCGCCACGGCCGACAAGCGGACCATCGGCCAGATCAACAGCACCCAGGCGCAGTTGGTCGCGGCGGCCGGGCAGGCCGGATCGGTCGCCGGGGAGGCCATGTACGGAACGGGTATCCAGGCAGCCCGCGGCCTGGTCCAGGGACTGAAGGACCAAGAGAAGGCGATCGAGCGGCAGATGCTGAAGATCGCGCAGGGCATGAAGACCGCGATCAAGAAAGCGCTGGGCATCAAGTCGCCATCGACGCTGATGGCCAACGAGGTCGGCCGGTTTATCCCGCCCGGCGTGGTGCAGGGCATGCAGCGCACCGCCCCCCAGCTCGACGCCGCGATGCGCTCCCTGGTCCGCCCGGACCTTGCCGTCCCCGCTCCGCCCTCGGCCAGGCCCACCATGGCGCCGCTGGTCGGGGCGCAGTACGGGGGCGGAACACCCCGCGTGATCATCGACGTGCGGGGCGCAGACGAGGACCTGAAGCGCCTGTTCCGCAAGCTCGTCCGGGTCGACGGCCGCGGCAACGTACAGACCGCATTCGGACGATAGGAGGAGGCTGACGGTGGCGTTTCCTCAGACGACGCTGGACATCAAGGCCGAGCTGAAGATCGGCGGTGTGTGGACGGACGTGACCGCGGACGTCTACACCCGGGACCTGATGACCATCACCCGCGGGCGCCCCGACGAGGGCGCCCGCACCGACCCCGGTAAGTGCGGGCTGACGTTCAACAACGGCCGCTCGAAGGTGGCGCCGACGATCAACGGCCGGTACAGCCCGGGCAACCCCAACAGCGACCTGTACGGGCTGATCGGCCGCAACACCCCCGTTCGCGTGCACCTGCCCGCGTCCACCGCGCACCTGGAGTTGGACGGCGACCCGTCCGGCTACGTCTCCACCCCCGACACGGCCGTCCTCGACATCACCGGCGACATCGACGTCCGGATGGAGTTCGACGCCGACATCACCCTGACCACGCTGAACCAGACCATCCTCGGCAAGTGGGGCACCGTCAACGCCGACCGGTCCTGGATGGTCCGCTTCATCAACGGCCAGATGTACTTCCTGTGGTACGACGGCACAGGCGCCTCCAATCAGGCGTTCTGGCCCTCCACGGACTACGGCGGCCAGGCGCTGCGCGTCACCCTCGACGTCAACAACGGCGCCGGCGGACTGACCGCGCAGTTCTACCAGGCCGACTCGATCGACGGCCCCTGGACGGCTGTCGGTACCCCCCTGGTCGGCGCGGCCACCACCTCGATCCAGGCCACCAACAGTGACCTGCGGATCGGGCCGACCGACTCCACCACCACCCCGCCCCGCAACCCGTTCCCGGGCACCGCAACCCGGTTCCAGGTGCGTTCCGGCATCGACGGGACCCTCGTCGCGGACGCCGACTTCCGGCCGCTGGCCGACGGCGCGACCGGCTTCACCGACAGCGTGGGCCGGGTGTGGACCGTCAACGGGACCGCGAAGGTGCGTAAGCGGGCCGACCGCTTCAACGGAGAGATCTCCTCCTGGCCATCCCGCTGGGACGTCACCGGCAAAGACGTGTGGGTGCCGGTCGAGGCCGCCGGGGTGCTGCGCCGCTACGGGCAGGGCGGCACCGTCCTGCAGTCCTCGCTGCGCCGACGCGTGCCCAGCTACAGCCCGCTGGCGTACTGGCCCCTGGAAGAAGGCAGCCAAGCCACCCAGGCGTCCTCGCCCATCGCCGGCGTTCAGCCGCTGAAGCTGACGCGGGTCACCTGGGCGAGCGCCGACACCCTGCCGGCCTCTGCCGCGCTGCCCGTCCTCGCCTCCGCCGGCGGCGCCCTGGCCACGCTCAAGGGCTCCGTTCCCGCCCCGGTGGGGGCGACGACCGGATGGAACGTCACCTGGGTCTACCGCCTCGACACCGCCCCCACCATCCTGCGGACGTTCATGCGGGTCCTGGGCACGGGCACCGTGCGCGAGTGGACGGTGCAGTCCCGCAACAACCAGTCACGCGTCACCGGCACGGACGCCAGCGGCAACACGGTCGTCGACTCGACGATCGCCACCGGCACAGACCTGTTCGCCCAGTGGACGACAACATCGCTGCGCACCTCCGAATCCGGGGGCACCGTCACCTGGTCCATCGTCTGGCAGGACGTCGGCGGCGACGCGGGCAGCTTCTCCAGCACCTACTCAGGCAGCGCAGGACGAGTGACCGCCGTCGCCTCACCGGACTCCGGCTACACCTCCGACCTCGACGGCCTGGCACTGGGCCACATCGGCGTCTTCTCCACCACCACAACCAACGCCTACCTCGGCGCCATCACCGCCTGGCAGGGAGAACAGGCAGGCGAGCGCATGCTGCGCCTGGCAGGCGAGGAACTGATTCCGCTAGGCGTGCGGGGCGTCATCGCCGACCAAGAGGCCGTGGGCACCCAGACCCGGACGGAGCTGCTGGAGCTGCTGGAGCAGTGCGCGGACTCCGACGGCGGCATCCTGATGGAGCACCGCGGCCGGCCCGCCCTGCGCTACCGAGGCCGCACCACCCTCTACAACCAGCAGCCCGCCCTGACCCTCAGCTACACGACCGGCGGGGAGATCTCCCCGCCCCTGGAGCCCCTCGACGATGACGCCGACGTCGTCAACGACGTCACCGTGCAACGCATCGACGGGAGCTCCGGCCGCGCGGTCCTCGAGGAAGGCGCGCTGTCGGTGCAGGCGCCGCCGAACGGGATCGGCACCGGCTACGACGCCAGCGTCCAGCTGTCCCTAGACCGCGACGAGCAGGCGGCGCCGATCGCGTACTGGCGCCTGCACCTGGGCACGTGGGACGCACCCCGCTACCCGGTCGTGCACGTCAACCTCGCCCGCGCCCCGCACCTGATCGACGCCGTCCTCGGCATCGACCAGGGCGACGTGATCCGCCTGACCGACCTGCCCGCATGGCTGCCTCCCGGTGACGCGGACCTCATCGTCCAGGGCTACACCGAGAGTTTCGATCAGTACGCATGGGACATCCAGTTCACGTGCACCCCCGCCGGACCGTGGCGGACTGGCGTGGTCGGGGATCCGGTGTACGGGCGGGCGGACACCGACGGCAGCCAACTCGACACCGCTGCCACGGCCACAGCCACCGCCCTGAACGTCCGCACCACGGACGGCGAACCGTGGACCACGAGCATCGCCGACCTGCCGTTCGATATCCGCGTCGGTGGCGAGGTGATGCAGGTCGAACCTGCCGGCACCGTGCTGACGGCCAACCCCTCCTTCGAGACGGACACGAGCGGATGGACAGCGACGAACGCCACCCTGACCCGCTCCAACACCGTGCGCCGGGTCGGCTCCTGGTCGGCGGTGCTGACAACGGGGGCTGGCTCGAACCCGCGGGCCGCCGACGCGCTGCGAGCGGTGACGGCGGGGAGCACCTACACGGCGCTGGGCTGGCTGTACACACCGACCGCGCTGCCGCAGCTCGTCGGCGTCAACGTCAACTGGTACAACGCGGCGCAGGCATACCTGTCCACGTCGTCGAACACGGCGTCACTCACACCCGGCACCTGGAGGGCGTTCAACGCCCAGTTCACCGCACCGGCAGGGGCCGCCTACGCCAGCATCCTGGTCACGGTGACGAACACACCAGGGGCCGGCTACCTGCTGTACGCCAGCAACGTCAAATTGATCGGCGGGGCGACGGGGATCAAGCCGGTCCTGACGGACACCTTCGCCCGGGCCGTGGCCGCCACAGTGACGGACGCTTTCACCCGCACCACTTCCAACGGGTGGGGCAGCGCGGACACCGGCCAGGCCTGGTCGACCAGCGGTGGCGTCGCATCCGACTACGCCACCACGGGGACCAAGGGCACCGCGTCGGTAGGCGTCGTCAACTCCTCACGGTTCACCGCGCTCGCCACGGTGAGCCTGGCCGACCTGGACATGCAGGCCGACGTCACCGTGCCCGTCGTCGCCACCGGCGCGAGCGTCAGCACCGGCCTGCGCCTGCGCTCGCCGGACACGTCGAACTACTACTACGTCGAGGTGATCTGGGGCACGGGCGGCGCGCTCAGCGTGCAGCTCGTGTCCCGGGTCGCGGCGGTGTCGACGACGATCGCCGGGCCGGTGGCCAAGGGCACGTATGCGGCGGGCGACACGTGGACGGTGCGGGCCCGGATCGTCGGGAGCGTGCTGCAGGCCAAGCTGTGGAAGACCTCCGGGGCGGAGCCTGCGCTGTGGGATGTGGAGGCCGTCACCACGTCCATCCCCGCAGCCGGGCCGGTTGGCACCCGCTCGATCCTGAGCACCGGCAACACCAACACGCTGCCGGTGGTGGTCAGCTGGGACAACATCCGAGTGACCGCCGTGTCGCAGGGCTGGGGCACGAGCAGCAGCGGCGACGCCTGGACCACATCGGGCGGCTCGGCCAGCGAGTACTTCGTCGACAGCATCAAGGGCGAGGGTTACACCGAACTCACCAGCGTCAACAGCAGCCGCCGGGTGGTGACCGGCCCGAACTGGACTGACAGCGACCTGCTGATCGCGTTCACCGTGCCCGTCGTCGCCGCCACCGACAGCATCGACCCCGGCCTCATGTCCCGCTACGCCGACTCCGGCACCTACTACCTGGGCACCCTGCACTTCCATAACGACTCCACCGTGGACGTCAGGATCAGGAAGAACGTCGCGGGGGTGTTCACCACCATGTCCATCAGCAACCTCCTCAACGGCACCTACACGGCCGGGTCGAAGTACTGGCTCCGCTTCCGCACCCAGGGCAGCAACCTGTACGCCCGCGGCTGGGCCGACGGAACCCTGGAGCCCACGGTGTGGCACGCCTACACCAGCGACACCAGCATCACCGCCGGTGGCCTCGTCGGGGTACGCGCCAACCTGCAGGTCAACAACACCAACAGCCTGCCGGTGACGCTGCGGTCGAACGGATTCTCCGTGGCCAGCCCGCAGGTCGTCACCGTCGTCCGCTCCGTCAACGGCATCGTCAAAGCCCAGTCCGCGGGCACTGCCGTCTCGCTCGACCGCCCCGCGATCGTCGCGCTGTGAGGAGATCTTGTGCCTGATGTAGTACCGCCGGGCCGTGTCATCACCGGTGACCTGCTCACCTATCGGCCCCCGTTCGTCGTCGCGCACGGGACCCTGACCAGCAACTCGTCCCCCATCGCGAGCTCGTCCGAGGTCACGGTGATCACCACGTCGAGCGCGACGCTCACCGCGGGCAGGGCCTACAAATTCGAGTTCACGGGCCTCATCCAGCACGCGACGGCGTCCCTCGTGGACCTGTGCTACCTGCGGCTGCGCCTGGGCAGCACCAACGCCTCCATCCGCGATATGCGGTCTGTCGTCGTCGCCAACAGGGCCACGGCGAGTCGGAACATCGGGACCACCCTGTCGGTCACCTGCACGCCCGCGGCGACGGTCACGGACACGGTGATCCTGACAGCGTCCTGGGACACCGGATCCACGGCCACCTTCACGGTCGCGGCCACGTCGAGCACACCGGCGCTGCTCACCGTCTGGGACGTCGGACCGGCCAGCGACATGCCGGGCCTCGGCACGTTCTGACCCCACTCCATCCCGCCCGCCCCGAGCCGCCGGCCGGGGCGTTCCTCATGTTGGGAGCACCCGCCTTGAAGCTCGTCACCAGAGCAGAGCTCGGCTGGCCCACTTCGGCCGCGCCGATACAGACGTCCACCCAGGGCGTCAAGGTCCACTACGAGGGGACCGAGGTGAGCACGAGACTGCTCACCGACCACACCGCGTGCATCGCCGAGTGGCAGGCGATCCGCAAGTCCCACCTGGCGAACACCAAGGAGAACTACTCGGACATCGCCTACAACTACGGAGCCTGCCCGCACGGCTACCTGCTGGAGGGCCGCGGCATCGGCAAGCGCACCGGCGCCAACGGCAACCAGCCGCTGAACATCGCGCACTACGCGATCTGCGGCCTCGTCGGCTCCTCGGGGCTGACCGAGCCGAACGACGCCATGCTCGGCGCGATCCGCGACGGCATCGAACTGCTGCGCCAGCACGGCGCCGGAACCGAGATCAAGGGCCACCGCGACGGCTACGCCACCGCCTGCCCGGGCGGCCGGCTGTACGCGTGGGTCCAGAAGGGGGCGCCCCGGCCGACGGGCACGGCCACCGGGACGGCACCGGCCAAGCCCAAGGTCAGCCTCGCGCACGTCGTCTACGCGGCCCGCCACGACCCGGCCGCCGCCCAGGGCCACACCACCCACAAGGCGGAAGTCCTCATCGTCGAGAAGGCTCTCAAGGCCGAGGGCCTGCTGCCCGCCCAGTACGTCGACGGCAGCTTCGGCACCAAGACCGTGACCGCCTACGCGCGTTGGCAGCGCTCCCCGGCCGGAGGCGGCTTCACCGGCGCCGCAGCCGACGGCATCCCCGGCGAGAAGTCGTTGCGGCTGCTCGCCGCCCGGCACGGCTTCACCGTCACCCCCTGATCCCCAGAACGGAGAACTCCCATGGCCAACGCGCCCGTCGAGGCGAAGGTGAAGGCGGCCACGTCCGCAACCTTCGTCGTCTCCCTCCTCATCGCCGTACTCAACGCCGTTGTCGCCGACGACAGCCTGCTGCAGCCGCTGCCCGCCTGGCTGCAGGCGATCCTCATCGCCCTCGCCCCGGCGGCAGTCACCTTCCTCAGCGGCTGGCAGGCCAAGCACACGCCGCGTATCCGGTAGGGAGCCACCTTGGACGCCACCACCATCGGCGCGATCCTCGCGCTCGCGGGGGTCATGTCCGGCTCGGTGGTGGCGTACCTCGGCAAGCGCGGTGAGAACGCGACCACCCGCATGGACCGTGAGATGGACCAGATCCAGGAAGAGCGCGACGGCCTGCGCAAGCAGCTCGCCGAGCGAGAAGCCCGAATCGCCGAGCTGCTCAAACAGCAGGGCGACGACTACGTGACGATCGCTCGCCTCCGAGTCCAAGTCATCCAGCTGGGAGGCGATCCGTGACCCGTGCACAACGCGCCCTCGCCGGGCGCTGGCGGTGGATCGCAGTGTTCTGCTGGCTCGTCGCGCTGTCCGGCGCCGTCGTCATCGGCCTGTCCTGGTACGGCCAGCTCGCCGACGAGGCCGACAAGCGAGGCAACGCCGTCAGCACGCTCGCCGGAGACGTGCGCGTACTTCGCGCGCAGGTCCAGGCGGCAGGCGAGACGCCCAAAGCACCGGACCCCAGCAAGGCGGTCGAGGACCTCGAGGACCGCACCCGCGTCCCCGTCCCCATCCCCGGACCCCGCGGCGAACCCGGCGAACCCGGTTCGCCCGGGCCGGCCGGAACTCCTGGGCCGTCTGGCGCGGCAGGCAATGACGGGCAGGACGGCATTGTCGGCGAACCCGGGGCCGCAGGTCCGACCGGGCCAGCAGGACCGGCCGGACCCGCCGGGCCCCAAGGACCGCAGGGCGAGCCAGGGCCTGCCGGGCCTCAGGGCGAGCAGGGCCCTGCGGGTGAGGACGGGCAGGACGGGCAGACCTGCCCCGACGGCTACAGCCTCCAGGCGCCGGCCGATGACCCGGCCGCGCTCATCTGCCGCAAGGACGGTGCCCCGCAGCCCGACGAGCCAGGCAACAGCGACGGGAACAGCCCGCTCGCCGCGGGCCTCGACCCGACCCGCCGCCAGTACCCATGACGACACGATGCGGCCCCGCTCTCCTCCGGGAGAGCGGGGCCGCATTCGTGCGTCCAGGGGTGGGCACCAGTTTTCAACCCCTCAGTGCAGCGCGTCGATGGCCTTCACGACCAACGCGCGAGCGTCGGCGCCGTACACGGCCATACCGCGCAGCTGCTCGAACGCCTTCAGATACAGGGCGATCTCGCTGGGCTGGGTGACCCGGACACGGGCCGACAGCAGCTCCACGGAGACGAGCGTGTCGTCGTACATGTGGAACAGCTCCTGCGGCCACAGGGGACGCTCCCGGGTCGCGCTCGGGATGATGCCCAGCGACACCTGCGGCAGGGCGCCGGCCGTGAGCAGGTAGCCGAGTTGAGCGGCCATCGCGTCCGCGTCGCCCAACTGGTACCGGAGCACGCCCTCTTCGATCAGCATCACGAACCGATGGCCCGGCTCGTGGATGATCTGCGAGCGTTCGATGCGGGCCGCCGCCGCTTCGTCGGCGTCGTCGGGGATGCCGAGCAGCTGGGCGTTGGCGGACAGCAGAGCACGCGCGTACCCCTCGGTCTGCAGGAGGCCGGGGACGAGGGTGGGCGAGTAGATCCTGAACAGCTCAGTGGACTGGTAGAGCTCCACGTAGCTTTCCTGCAGCCGCTTGAGGCCGGCGCGAACCTTGCGTCGCCATTCGCCGTACAGCGACTCGGCGTCCCGTGACTGGGCGATGACGTCCTCGGCCTGGTCTGCGGCTCCGCATGCGGCGCACCAGCGGCGTATGTCGTCCGGGGTGGGGGGTGTGCGCGCGTTCTCCAGCCGGGACGTCTTCGGGTGGGTCCAGCCGCAGCGCGCGGCCAGCTCACTGCCGGTCAGGCCCGCGTCGGCGCGCAGGTCGCGCAGGCGTTGCGCGACTCGTTCGCGCGCAGCCTGGGCCGAGGAGGACGGGGAGATGGGCATGAGCTGACCTGTGCACCTTCCGCGTTAGCTGATCTTGTACTCGTCGTGCGGGATGGCGCGAGCCCATACCGCCTCGAAGGCGTCGGCGCACAGCTTTGCCGTGGTCGGCTCGTCGCTGATCTCCCCGCCCCCGGAAGCCCCGTCTCCGGTGAAGTGGTTCCAGCGGATCAGCCGGTCGTCAATCAGCCAGAAGTCGTTGCCCGGCAGTGCGATGTCCGAGGCGCGGCGGCGCGGCAGCCACCGCACTTGTTCGCCTGCCCCCAGGTTGACGACGGTGCCCGCGTGTTCGTATCGGATGTATTCGCTGACCGGCTCGGAGACGACGCGGGCCCGGCGCACGGCTACGCCGCGGGCAACCGTGCGGCGGATCAGTTCCACCCAGGGCGCCCAGTATGGCGATCCGGGGTTGGTGTCGCGTTCACCGGTGTTCTTCCAGCGGGCGAAGTCATCGGCCTCGCTGGTGACTCCGTAGGCGTCCCGCATCTCCAGGTGGACGGCCGTGTGCTGCGCGCCGTCGAGGAGTTCAGTGAAGCTCGGCACGCTCTGCGGCATCGCACGCCTCCCTCAGGATCGGCACCATCCGTGCCGGGATACGGACAACTGCCTCATGGTCGGGGATGCCCACCGCGTGGCCCGGCGCCTCGAACGCGGCGCATTCCGCCTCGATCTGCGGTCCCGGCTTCCATCCCTGAATGACCAGCTCGTTCTTGCTCTCGTCGACCCACACGGTGGGGCTCTCGCCCGTTCCCGTGTTGGGGTCGATCCCGATGAACCGTAGTGTCATCGCTGCCTCCGACGCTCTTGGTGTTCGCAGATGTTCACCACCGTCGGCCGCGCCAGCCTGTGGGTCAAGAGGGCGATCTCGCCATGGCCAGGCTCAACCGATTGCTGTGAACATCGGTGAACATTGCTGGAGATGCCGAACGCCACCCTCCTAGCGTCGCCAGATACGACGAGACCCCGGCGAGGCGGTCGACCTCCCGGGGCGTGGCCAACGCTACTGAGGAGCGCGGACATGGCAACTTCTACCACCCAGCCACCGAAGACGGCAGAGCCGGGCCCAGCAGACCCGCCGGACATCGCCACCATGCGCGAGTCCGCCTACATTCTCCTCGGCCCGGACGACGGGCCCGATGTCCTCCCGCCGCCGCCCGCCGAGGTGGACACGCTCACCGCGACACTCCGCGGGCATCTGGAACTCCTCACACCGGAAGTCGAACTGGCGGCCGGACGGCTCCACAAGAACAGCATCCCCCGCTACTGCGCCCTGGCGTGCGTCGGCGAGGCCCGCGGGAAACTCCGCGCGACACCAGGCCCCGGGGCGGCCGGCGCCGCCGCCTACGCCCGGCGCCTGGCCCGCGTCCTCAGAGCGTTGTGCGACCACCACGAGACCCTGACCGGGGTGACGCTATGACCGCGGCCCTGCACGTGTGCCGGTACTGCGACGGCCTGATCACCGACCCGGACGACGCTGTCGCAGTCGCCCACGAGCTGGGCATGTCCGGCCCTGGCTGGACCGTGTGGGCCCACCGTGAACATGCTGCTCTCGTCGAGCCTGACGAGGCTCCGATCCGCATCATGGCCCGCATCCTGATCGATCGCGCCCTGCGTCCAGGCGACTGAACTCCTGCCCGTCCTCGTACCCCGTGAACTCTGGGGGCGGGCGGGACCAGGCCCCGGCCGGATCGGCGTCCGGTCGGGGCCGCTCCATGTCACTCGCTGGGCGGCAATTCGATCCCGAACTCCAGCAGTGACCACGCCTCGATCGCTTCGAACTGGAAGCGCCACACTCCCCCGTCGGCCCCCTCCGCATCGGACGCTATATGCAGAGCCTCAGGCAGCTCGGGAACGGGCGTGTGAGGTCGCCCAGCGATACGGCGGGCGTTCTCCTCTCGCTTCCCCTCGGCCACCTTCTCGTAGGCCTGGAAGGTCTGCGCCGTTGGCGCAGCGTTCCCCGCCCGCACGACGGCTGTGACGCTCCTGTGGTAGTCCAATTCGCTGATGAGTCGACCGGTGGTCCTCAGGCCCCCCGCCTGCAC